TAATCCTTTATTAGAATCCCTTGCAATCGGAGTTGGTACAATGACTCCTGTTTCAATCCCTGTGTAATTTAGAAGGAGAAAAATAACGTGCAAAGAAATGCTATATCAAGTGTAAGTATTATAGAAATAGCTGGCAAGGTTTTACCGGGTCTTTTGACTCACAATGAGACGGGCTATGAAAACCCTTCAATAGATGTCGCTGAAAATGGCTATATAAGAACTATTGGCAGTGATAATAAAAAAATCAAAGGTTTGGAATTGGTTTATCTTATAAAAAGAAATAGCCAGATGATAAGCTATATTAGACAGTGGGAAAACGAAAAGAGAGACAGAGACGTTGTACTCTATCGAACTGACAAGACGGGGAATATTCTTAATGCTTATATGCGTGAGATTTTTGGAATGTGCGAACTTCTTGACGTTTTATATCCTGCTTTTGATGAAGGTGCAAGGGACAAGGCGTTCTTGAATTTCAAACTTGCAGTGTACGAATATCGGGTTGAACCTATAGGAACTTAAAAGATGATTCGACTTCCTATTTCTAAAACTTCAATTGAAGTAAAAAAACCCGACACGAATACCATTCTAAAGGTTTCAAATGACGCGAGAGCTGGCAAGGTGTTTAGTGCCAGCATGCCGATAATCAAAGGATGTACTAATTTAAAGCCTGAAGAAATTCTGGCTTTACCCATTCTTGATGTCGAGGTGATTGTCTTAGAGGCTTTCCGTAAATATGATTTGCCTATGGAAGTTGACGGGCTTTATAGCTGCCCTAGGATAGGCTGTGGGGGTGTTGTAATCCATGACTCCGACACGTTATCAAGACCTAAGTACACAGATTTTGAAATCAAGTATCTCGGAGAAGATGAAAGCCCGGACATTGTTTTAAAACTCAATGACTTGGAAGCAAATCACATAACGTCAAATGGAGAAGAAATTGCTTTACTGAGTAAGTACACATTTCGACAACCTACTTTAGGTGACATGATTAATATTATTGAAAATGCAAAGTCTTCCATGAAAGACGATGATAAATTAAAGACGTTATACATCTCCTTATTGAAAGAAGTTGACGGATTAATCTATGCTGATTTAACCAGTGAGCAAATAATCAATAGGTATAAAATCAATGTACTAAACTTTGAGGACTATAGGACTTTTAATAAAATCACTGTTGGTTTAAGAGCCTATGGCATACAACCGTATATAGATTTGGAATGTCCAAACTGTGGAAAGGAATGGAAGAACTTTTCTGCTTTTGCAAGTTTTTTCGCTTACGCTCTGACCTCAGTATTACAATAGACGAAGAAAGTCAGAGCTACAATTGGACTAAACCTTTAGGGATATTAGATGACGTGTTGCATTGGCTTCAGTACATCGACTTTGATGAAGAAACTTTGATAGATGAAGCTATTGGAATTATGGACATTACAAATGGGGGCTTTACCTATGCTGATTTAAAATCTATGGACTTTGATATTTACGACACGTTATGCAAGCGTGTTGCAAGTATTCAAGCGTCAATTAAAAATAGTAATAAAGAATAGTACACTCCCTGCCGATAATCTACTCATTAGATTGTCAAGGGGGTTTATTTATTTATGCTATCGACAGAGACATTAAGAGAATTAGAAACTAAGTTTGAAAAAAGGTACAAGGAATTAAAAGCCTTGTTAGATGATAGACCTTATCAAGAATTATTATTGCTTAGGAAGAAGGCAATAGATGCAATGAAAAGTTATGAAAACATCCTTGACCATAATCTATCGAAAGAGATAAAAGAAATAGTAGATAAAGAAAAAGAAGTTCATAAAAGAGCCAAAAGACAGAATGAAAATTCAGTACAATGGATTGAAGAGTTGGCAAAGGTTAGTATTGAGTTAGTGAATATAAGAAATGAAATTTTCCAAAATGAATCTAGAAATAGGGAAGTTAATAATGCTTGAAAAATTAGATAAACTTATCGAATCCAAGAAAGACAATGACTATCTTTTTTATATTGAAGGGCGGGGTCTTATAACTGTGTTTGCAGACGATTCTGAGAAAGCAAAAGAAATTTTAATTAATAAACTAATTGATGAGAGGAAGAAATAACGTGGAAGAAAAAATTATAACTGAGATTATAAATGGTGTTGTAGTTGGATTAGATATAAAAACACCCATAGAAAACAAAAAGTACAATAAATTATATTTAGTCGCTACTTTAAAAGATGGGAGAAGCTACACAATTAAATTAGTACATGAGTATATAAACAAAGAATACATATATCATGCAATTGGAATAATAATAGGAATTATACATTGTAGCGAAAATATTCAATTGTATTCAGTTAATGCAAGTGTCAAAATAATATTGTGTTATACTGAGGAGTGAAATAACGTGGATAAAAACAGTATGATTCAATCAATGAAAGCCTTTCATAACAATTCCCTTCTTGAATGGGTTGACGTGGAAAGAAGTGATAGTGTCAATAAAGATAATATAATTGATTACATCAAAGATGAAATTAATGATTTGATGATGATGCTATTTGATTATGAGACAAGGGGCGAGTAACGTGAGTAAAAAAAAATTCAAAGAGATAATAAAACTAATAGACGGGTTGAATAAGAAGTTAGAAAACTACATTGACTTTTATGACAATGGGTTTAGTCCACAGCATGACTTCCTACTCAGTGAAATTGAATTGAAACAGATAGTCACTGACATTAGAAAATATTATATCTCTATACAATCTGGAATTATCAAGAACATCAAAGAAGCAGAGGAAGAAAAGAAGAGGGAAATAACGTGAATAAAAAAAGTTTCAAATCCGTTATTCGTAAAATAAAAGCTTTAAACACCATATTAGAAAATTATATAACCTACTATGAAAGAAGGGAATATAATATATATTGGAATTTAGTTGGTTCGGTACATGATTTTGAATTGAGTAAGGGGGAAGTGTTAGGGATTATTATGGATATTAAAAGCAAATATATTTATATAGAAGATGAAATTATTAAATCTATAAGGAGAAAATAACGTTATGAAATTTGATATAGTAGACACTAAATATTTATGCAATTCAGATTATAAATTTGTTTTGCAAATAGGTTTTAATAATTTCACTTTAGGGATAAAGATTCATTCTTGGGGTGTACGGTTAATGATTATAAAATATCATGTGTGCATAACGTTTAGGAAGAGGAAGAAAATAACGTGAGTGAAATTGAATATATTGATTATTCGCCGGAATATGACGAAGATTATTTGAATAGTTTGATTGAGAAAGCTAAAGGTCGATGGAAGGACATTGACGTTGATGATTGGTTGGATTATATTAGGGGTGAGGTTGAATAACGTTGACAGTACAACAATATAAAGAGTTTTTAAAGAGCATTGAATTATCTGAGACTTTAATTCCCGATTGGGTAGAAGACCCATTCTTAGAATCTGAATCGGGAATTCAACTTCTTAATATTGAGATTGCAAGGAAGACGGGTTTAAGTTTTATTAAAATAACTCAGCTCTGTATGGAATCGAACCATAGTTATTTGAATGAAAATCAAATGTCCTAACCACTAGACGACAGAGCCTTTTATGAGCCTTAGAATAGTACACTATTTTTTCTTGTCAATCACTTTTTTAACCATGCTTTTGTAAGTTTAACTTTGCTGGAACGGGTATATAGATTAGTCAATATGAGAATTTAATCTTTTCTCTAATTTATTGTAATAAAAATTGCAATAAGGTAAATCGGAAATAGCATCTACTACGATTTTGAATTCACCTTGTGTATTGATACTTGCAAGACCAATTCCAGACAGCTTAAATTTTTCAATATGCTTGATTGCCCTACATATAAAAGCTTCATCCATCACAACAAAAGATTTGTGACAAAAAGATTTATACCTGTATGCTTGTATTAATGCTCTACGCCAGTTATTCAATTTTAATTCGTAAATAATAACCTCATTTAATTTTTCTTTATTTTTAGAAAAAAATAAAAAATCAGGGATTCCAAGAACTCCTTCGAATTCTTTTAGCATTTTATAGTAATCCTTTTTTAATGGAGATATTTGCTCAAATACCTCTGACATTTCTTTTTCACTAGAAAAAGCTTTTATTTTTTTGTCCGAATTCATAGATCGCTTCCGCCTTTTGTCAGTTTAACCTTGCACGTCATTTTTTCTTTTTATTCAATAGATACAGAATAACAGAGTAGGAAGTTAAATCTAAAATTGAGTCTTCTATGCTTTCAAACTTCCTATTGTTATTTTTCAAAAGGTTGGCAATCCTACCAATTTTAATTGAGCATTGAAAAAGAATCCCTTGTAAAGCTTCTATTTCGGATAACGCGGACGCGTTATTTATTAGGCTTAGATGCTCAGATTCATAGTCACTTGATTTATTAGCAAGGGTTTGTTTTACCTGCTCTAAATACGATTCTATTAATGATTGGTAGGTTTGACTGTCCATAGTTATTTCATCTTTAGGTAATATTCTATAAGTTCTAAAGTCGATGATTGATATATGCCAATCCGATTTTGGTACATGTCGTCTCCCCTCAGATAAATATAAACGTTGACTCCTCCTTCCCCCTCGAAAAGCTTCTTTAACTTCTTATAGTCTGTAATCTTAATCATAGTTTCTATTGAGCAAGATTTAGAAGATAATTGCTCATAAGAATCGTTTAAAGGCTTAAACGTTATTTCAATCTTCTTATCTTTGTTTACCAGTTCTATAGATTTAACTTTAGTACATTCTTCTTTGACGAATCTGAATCTAATATTAAATTCTTTATGTTTACCTTTCTTAGAGATAAAGAAATAATAATCGGACTCAATGTCTGAATCTTCATGTAAGAAAAGACTTGTACCTTTTTCACCTGAAACATCGGATTCAAATATTTTAGAATCTGAAATCAGTGTACCAAAAACCATAAATATTAATAAAAATATAGTAAATATATTTTTCATAAACTCCCCTTATGTTCTAAATTTTCTATTGCTTTGTCTATCTCATTTAAATAGTAATTGTCTTTAATCAATAGAGACACGTTATTTGAATACTCGTTAGCAGTCACACCTAAAGAAATCCAATTTTCTTGGATGTGCTTTCTCTCTTTAATTTCTTTATCGAGTCGTCTTTTTTCTTCCTTCAATCTTAGTACAAGGAAGTCTTTTAGACGTTGATAAAGTTTCTCTTTCTTAACATTCCTTTGTGAATCCATATACAATGAATGCCCCCCAGCATATAGCAATAATAACGATATAAATGACGCTTTCAATAATCATAGGTCAAGCTCCTTCATTAATTGTAAATAATTCAAAGGACTTGCAAAGTAAAACACTTTTATTTCTTTGTACTTTTCCATTCTTTCTTTTTGAGTGTCGGAAGGTCTTCCTGTCTTAGATTTACAATCAATCTCATAATATTTCAGATTGTTTTTATTACAGACAATCAAATCAAATGTACCCTTGATATATTTTTGATTTAGATTGAGATGTTTATTTCCATCTGAATCAAAGAATACCTTTTTTTGGTAGGTTTCAAAAACTAAATGTCCATTATCTCTAAGAAGGTTTACAAAGAATTTTTGAAAATCCTTTTCTGGCGTCTTCCTCTTTTTAGCTTTCTTCTTTGCTTGTACTTTTTGTTTTTGAATTTGATGATGTTCAAAAATATTCATGTCTTCAATCGCGTCGATCATAACTCCTCCAAGTGTAAAATAGTACACGAAATTATCTGCTTTCTCGCGGCTGCAATTGCCTTGTCTTTATTGCTATACCCATCGGAAATGACGCCCGCGTTGGCAAATGCCCAGTCAGCACGTCCCATCGGGTAAACATTGACTTCCTGACTGAGAATGTCAAGAGCCTCTTGAATTAATTCTTTATATTCATTTCTATCGTTCATTTTAAAATCCTTGTACTAATAATCGGTCTACTAATAAAATAGCTTTACAAATTAATGATTCTATGCAATATATTTTTTTATGGAAACCGTTGGCATAGAATACGCCTTTCTCACTGACAAGGCAATTAATAATTCAAACAATCTCAATAAAGCTTTTGTAGGCATAGAGAAAGAGGAAAAGAAGCTTTCTCAGAGTGCGAATAACGTCACAAAGGTAATTGGTACACTGGCAAACAAAGCTTTTGTCAATCTCAAAGAAAAGGTAAGCCAAGCCTATTCAAACTTCAAAGAGACTTCCAAGAAGACAAAGGACGCGTCAATTGATTTGACGGGTGCGTTATCCGTTATGGGAAAACAAATAGAGAATCTAAAACCCGTCGGAGTAATGGCTATGACAAAAGCGTTACTTCTAGCCAAGGTCGCCGCCAGTGGATTCTCCGCGTCAATGAGTGCTGTCCCGGCAGTCGGTCAAGTTTTGGAAAATTCCAAAAATATCATAATGAATAATTTATTCTATCCTCTTAACCAAGCTCTTCTTCCTGTACTATACGAGATTATGGCATGGGTTAAAAAGAACCGTACAACTTTTGTCCAGTTAGGGCAGGTGATTGCTAACGTGTTTAAATTGGTAGTCCAGACAATTAAAACAGTTTTTGAAACCGTCAAGAAAGTTTTTGACTCAGTATTCCAAACCGTTTTCGGGTCAACTAAGAACGCATTCAAAAGCTTCATGGATGTACTAAATTTAGCTACCCTCAAGATTGCTTTCGTGGTGACATTTTTAGCCATGCTTTTAGAGCCTATTCTTATGGGAATAGCCGCGACATTTAACTGGGTTTATACGAATGCCATAAAACCCTTCATAAGTGGCTTTTTGAAAGGGTTTAGCGAAAATTTATTTCCCGTACTAGACGAATTCGAGAAACTTCTTAACTCAATATTAGAGCCTTTCAAAGCGTTATCGTCTGAGGGTGAGACGGTCAAAAATGTCATGTACCAAATCGGATATGCTATTTCATCTGGAATAATGAAGTCAATAAAAGCAGTGTTAAGCGTTATAAATTCCTTCATAGATATACTAAAAGAATCCAAGGACTTATTAATAGCTGTGGCAATTACAGGGGCTTTATTTTTAGGTAAGGTTTTAATAGGGGCTTTTATATCGGCAGTGGTAGCAGCCACGTCATCCGTAATAGCTTTTACTGTTGCATTACTTGCAAACCCTCTTACATGGATAGCCTTAGCTGTCTTAGGTGTTGTATATGCCCTTGTTAAATTGTACCAAAACTGGGACACGGTTAAAAAGGCGTTTACCGATGGCATAGAAGTCATAAAGAATTATTTTAATATGTTAGGTGCCAAAGCGTCATCTATTTGGGAATCAATCAAGACAAGCTTATCAAATGCCTTTAATACAATGTACAATAAAGTATCTAATTTCTTTGCAAACATTAAAGCGGGGTTTGTCAATGCAATTAATTCAGTTAGTCAAGGATTCCAGAATTTCAAAAATAATGTACTAAATATTTTCAATTCCATTTGGGAAAGAATTAAATCCCTATTACCCGATTTTGGAAAAATAGGTGAATTATTCTCTAAGATTTTCGGGGGCAGTGATAATAAAAAAATCACAGTCAAAAACGAATCCAAAGAAACTCAGACTAATAAGACTGTGCTTTCACAGGAAAATAACGCTAGAGTAAAGCCAGAATTGTTAAGCGGTGGCAGTGGGAAGACAGATAATAAATTTGAAGATAATAAAAAAATAACGTTTAACATTCAGGGAGAAGACCCGAAAGCCATAGCCGACGAAGTTACAAAGCGAATTGAAAAAGATGATTCCATGAGAAAGAAATTTAATGATAGTGCTTTTGCAAAGGGGATTTACTAAAATGAAATTCAGTTTAAAACGCGTTAAGCTCAGGAATAAGGCTCTACCTTGGTACATGTATATTGTAGACACTAAGACGCTTATAACGTCACCCACTATCCCCACAAATATTAGTGATAGAAAACAGATTGTTTACGCGGAGGCAGAGCCGCCCGGGCTTAACTATACTCCCTTGTATCCTTCGAGAAATGGAGGGCGTAAAATCTCTTTTCAGATAGTTATAATTGATAGACGTACACAATTAGGGAATAGTAATATATTACAACAGTTTGAAACCCTCAGGAATAATAACACTGACATTAATATTTTTGATTCAAGTGACATTGTACTAAATCCCCCCAGTGAAGTCATTTATTCTTGGGGATTGTTTACGCCACCTCTTAAATACCTTGTTAGGAAATGTGACTTTGAGCATAGGTCAGACCAAACACAAAAGAAGACGGGCTATTCAAGCTTTACAACCGTGGATTTAGAACTTGAATTAATAGAGAATTCAGACTTATTTAATAACTATTTGGCTTTAAGAACAGTTCAAAATTATGGTGGAATGGCTCAGAGTGGTACACAAATTTTATTGAAGGGAAAACCTTATTAACAGGTAAAGGAGAAATAACGTGTTTGAATGGAATAGAGTTACACCTATAGAGTTTATAAACAAAAATAACGTGTCCACAAAAGTTAGGTTGCGTTATTTGCCATCGACTACTAATAGAAAAACAGAGGTAGCAACAGAGGGGAATGATATTGATACAATAGCCTTGAAATACTTAGGAAGTGAATTAGAAACCTTTAGACTCATGAATAATAATCTTACGGAACTATGCGAGTACAATTTTGACTTGGAAAAATTAGGTAAGGTTTATATTCCATGAGTAACAATAAAGACTTGTACCAAGCATATTATAAGCTAAGGATTTTTAAAAACAAGTCCCAGCAGAATGCCTATGTCAATGAGAAAGACCCAGAAAAAAAAAGGGAGATTCCAATGTTTTCAACGGATGACCCCAAACAAGCGAGATTGATAAGAAGTAGTTTAGTTTCTATCTCAGTCAAGGAAGCAATATTTCAAGTGCCAACGTTGACACTTTCTTTTAGTGACAACCACGGGGCGTTTAGTGTACTAATGCAATCCCTTGTACTCATTGACCTTGAATGGGGTCTTATCAATAAACCTTATCCATACGCAAAAAAAGATAAAGATGATTTATCAAGTGATGATTATTTCAGACAGTGTATTTTCTATGTCCAACAAAGACAATGTACTATTTCCGATGGAAGAGCAATCATAACTATTCAATGTCGGTCTGGAAGAGCTTCCTCCGGAAACAAATTTACAAAGACTTTCAAAAATGGAAAGTTGAAAGATGTACTAACAAGGATTGCCACAGACTATTTACAAGCAGATAAGGTAGACATTGATTTTAAAAAGCCGGACCCGGAAAAATACTTTGACTCCTCAGGGAAATCAAAGTTTTATAAACCTTTGACAATAACTAATAAATCCCCTATAGAAGTTATTGAGACTTATTGTAATGAAAACAATCTTAGATTCTATTATAACACTTATAAAAAAGATGGTGTGCCATTCTCTCACGTATATATATTAGATGACGCGTCAAGTGTCACAGTACAACAAACAGATGTTAGGGGGATAAAAGGTGATTTTATAAAGTTCAATTTCATGACGATTAACGCTAACGTTATTTCTGCCGACATGGACATGAATAATTCTGTCCCAGCAGGCTCTAATGGTACGTTGGTAGTTGGTCCCGATGGAAAGATGAATCTTGTCGTCCAACCCGCGGAGCAGGAAACCGTCATTGTGTACGAATTGAATGAGAAGGCAGTTAAAAAGGAATTGAAAGAATCGGGAAGTAATAAAAACGCTTTGGCAATAGTGCAAGACATTGTACTAAAAGAAGATTTAACACCTCTTTTATTGGACAAATATTTTATAGCTAGACCGCAGGCAACAGCCCCGGAAGGCTCTGGCTATATAATTAAAATTAAATGTCTTCCTAATCCATTGTACCAAATCGGAGATAAAGCGTTATTTTGTCCTGCTTATCAAAACGCCCCTAAGAATCACCCTGTCCCGGATATATTTAGGTCAAGGGAAAACTCAGACGGTAAATGGTCAAAGGTTTATCAAGTGACTTCATTAGAGCATAATATCACTGGTTCTGGGGGTTATACAATGGATGTCGAGATTGCACAATTTTATGGAAAGAAGGTTTAGTACATGGGCAGTCAATATTTTGAAGATGATTTTATCACGGTCATAGAGCAAGTAATAAATCGTAAATTAATTGACTACTCTGTCTTTGCAGCTATTGTAAAGAAGGTGGTAGATGACGCGGGGGTTATTGAATGCTACTGTCCTGAATTGCAGGGGTTAAATGAAGAAGACGACTCAGAGAATTGGATGGTCTGTCAACCCGTCTTCAATTATTCATTCTTGCCTGCTATTAAAGACCAGCAGGTTTTAATCTTCCAAAGGGAGTCTAATGACTGGCGTTATTTTGCTCAGGATATTCAAAAAGAAATTGTCTCAGAGCATGGTGAAAAAAAGTACATCCCCTATGGTAACGACGACACGGACACTTATATAATCGATGATGACAATGACGACACGTTGACAATCAAGAAAGGTAGTACAACCCCAGAGAAAAGTTTATTAGGTGAAACTTTGAGGGATAAACTTAAAGACTTGATAAGTGCTATTAGGAATATTACTGTCATGACGTCAACGGGTCCTAGTGGAACTGTCAACGATATTCCCGCGAATAAAACGGCACTTGATAATATAGAAAATAATATTGATGAAATACTATCAGAAAAATTACTAAACAATTAAAAAGGATTTATAAATATATGCCAAATGATAAAGCTACTTTAATTTCAGATTTGACAACGTTTTTTAATGACACTGCTAACACGTCAACTCCCTCTTCCAAGGCTCAAGATTTCGCTGACCTAATGGAAAAGTGGGTCAAGACATTTAGCTTACAAGCGTCATCTCTCACATCTTCCGGTACAGGGAATTTAGGGGCTCCCGTTGTTTCAACGAATTCAAACGGAGGTACTTTAGTATGAGTTTTGAAGATTCTTTTAGTTTTGAGACTTTCATGGATATTACTTCCAAGGGGGTTAATAAATCGATTGACCAAAACGTCAAGCATGCAGTATTACAAGTACAAGGAGATTTACCTTATAATCGAAGATACGGGACAGCATATTCTAAGATGGAATCTCAGGGAATATCCCTTTTGTTATTAGTACAAATCGGAACATCTCTTATTGAAAGTGTAGGAAGGTACAATAACGACACAAATTCAATTTACGACAAGAGGGTAGCCGTGCCATTCGATTCTATAGAGATTTCGGATGACGGCAGGGATAACGGAGAAATTGACTTGACATTTGATTATTTCAGACTTAAAGACAAATCATTACTAAAGGCTCAGATATAAAGGTACAAGAAAATGAAAAGAACCCCTTTTAATTATAGCAACAGAGATTTTATTTCTATCGTCAATGACATAGATTCAGATTCAGAATTGAGGGAAAGCCCGCCTTGGTGGAAATATATGCTGGCGGGAATGTTTGACGTATTGTCAAATGTACTCAATGCAATTTATAACACGTTATTTATTAGAACGGCTTATGACAGGACTATCTTGCAAGATGTGCTTTCTCTAATTGATTATCAATTAGACTGGAAATCAACGTCATCTACAATCCTAACAATTAACGTTGACGCGGCTGCTACTTCTTCCAATGACTACACAATCAATAAAGATGATTTGATATTTCAAACCGAAATCACAGGAAGCGAGCCTTTACGGTTTGAGGCGAGGGATGACGTGACTTTTAGTCAGTCCACTACTCAGACTTCAATTACAGTTTATCAACAGACTACAAAGGATTCAATCAATATAGGACAGACAGACGGGTCAAACTTCCAACAGTTGGAAATGCCCGATGTTGATGTACTAAAAGATGAATTTACTTTGTTAATAGGTGCGGATACATATACAAGGGTAAATAATTTTTCAAACTCCCTTGCAACAGATAAAGTCTTTAGGTTATATTTCAGAAGTGACGGGTCTTCATATATCGTCTTAGGTGGAGCAAATAACGTTGGTACACAATTCGGGTTTATTCCAACGGCGAATCAAACTGTCTATGCTTCCTATCTCGTGGGGGGAGGCTCTAATACAAATGTCGGAGCAGGCACTATTACAGACTATATCGGGACAGACCAATATTTTACAACGTGTACTAACCCGTCAAACGCCACCGGAGGAAGGGACGCGGAGAAAATATCGGAAGCTAAAAATAACGCTATTGTCGCAGCTAGAAACACAGGTTATTTTATCAATAAAAGTACAGGAGAAGCACTGGCAAAAGAAGTTGACGGGGTGTTGTTTGCTCAGGTTGAAAAGAATGGTTTGTTAGGTGCCAACGTGTGGATTATTCCAAGCGGAGGAGGAAGTCCGACAGTACAATTAAAAGAGGATGTGAAAGATTACTTAGAGGCTCGCTCACCCCTTGAAAGTGTGGAAGTGACTGTCAACGACCCAAACTATCAACCAGTCACTTATCGAATTAGAGTAAAAGTTTTTGAAGGGTACACGTTTTCAGATGTCCAAAAGTATATTCAGACTGCTATTATACTTAGATTTCATGAGTTAGGTTTCGACATTCAAAATACGTATGACTCTTTAGGAGTGAATGACGCGATAGACCAAATTAATTCCTATAGTCTATTGACTACAAACCTAAATAAAACGACTGACGTTTCACAGGTTATTAAACTTCTTGATTCTATCCCATTCATTAATTTTAATGAATGGATTCGTGTACCTTATGACATTGACTCAGCTATCAATTTCGTTGATGGAATTGACTATATAAAAATATTAACCCCGTCTTCAGACGTGTCTATGGATAACGGTTACATTTCATCAATAACATCAATCTTAGTAGAGGAGATAACGTCATGATAAATTCAGGTTGGCTCCCTCAAGTCTTTAGTGATTATGGTGGTACATGGACAAATCTTAAAAATAAACTATACGATAATTATAATTTCTTCCTAAACAAAATTAAAGACTTGCGTTATTCATACACTCCCGAAAGAACTCAATCAATAGATATGCTTGGAGAGAATGTTGGAGCATATATCTCAATTGGCGACACTGACAGGGATAAAGTCGCCAAGGTTCAGACTGCCTTCTATACTCATAAGAATTTGCCAGTCTTTGTAGATATTTACAAGCCTTTTATAGATAATGTACTAGGTGGGGATAGTAGTGTCTATAAAGGAAATATCTTCTTGGGGGCATTCAGGATTGAGTCGTCAACGATTCAGACTAACGCGACTTTAGAGTACAATATTTATGACCCTACCAAAGACGAGCAGATTCCAAAGGGTGCCATTTATATTGATTTAAATGTCGAGCCTACTCATGAGCAGTTGGAAAGGATTGTCACTTATTTACAACCTTTGATTCCTGTTTATTATAATATCTATTTGGGATTGGCAGAGCAGTTTGAGCCAACCCCTTTTGTATTGCAAGAAAGCCCTCTGGAATCGGCTTATTTATTAGAAGTGGCTTATCCAAGTGTAAACAATTTTAAAGTAATATATTTTTTTAGTACATAGAAAAGGAGTACATTAATAATGGCAGTAATATCAAGAACGGCAGCTCAGTTAAGCGAGTTTATACAAGATAGTTTCCCGATTTCGGACAATCTAAATGGTGCTGGTGACATTATGGAAGTGGATATAAACACTCAATCACTTCTAAAGATTTATAGAAATATTTACGGTCTATCAAAGATGATAGGCGAAGCGTCAAGAAGACACGGGGCAAAGTATTTTACAGGAGATGACGTGACTTTGACTGGTACAATAACATCAAGTGGGGTTACAGTCACAGGGTCTGGAACGGCTTTTACAAGCGAATTGTCTATCGGGGATTTTATATCCGCGACAGCTAATGAGTATAGAGAAGTCACAAATATTTCAAGTGACACGTCACTCACTCTCCAAGTCGCATTTAACTCAGACATAGGAAGTGCAGAGGCTTTTAAAAGAAGACAATTTTTAGCTGAGAGACTTGACTCATTTGAATCGGGTTCTTTAGGCATGATTTCTGGCGGGTTGTCATTTAATACCACGTCACTTCCCCCTACTGTCCTTGCTGGTGTGTATAACGTGTCTTATAAAAATATCCAAGTGGATAGCGACACGACACTTGCTTTGTCGGATTCTCTTTTAAATGGTAGAGAAGCACTTGACGCGTACAATCAATATCTTATTGTAGTCAACCCCGATGGAGAGGCTTACTACACGTTATACGGAGAGGGTGCTGTATCGGGAGCGACCGGCACAATAACTTCTATCACGGGGTCTGGAACTACAAAGACACTGACAGTGGCTTCGGGTACTGTAGGAAATCATAATAATAAAATTCTTGTAATCACAGGAAACAACGGAGTTAATGGTGTATTCAAAATTACAGGTGGGAATTTTACATCTACTTATGAATTTGAATCTGTTGCTACAATCACAGGCGGGGCAAGCGGTACATGGGCAGTCTATGAGAGAATTAAAACTAACCACGGGTCAACTGGAACGGCGGCGGCAGTGACAACAGATTCAGAGGTTATTAAGTACAATCCGATGTATGGCGATAATGGATGGTCGGCAGGCATAGCAGCGTATAACGCGTCTAAGAATGGCTATTATCTGACAATCTCAGGTTTGACTAATTATCGGGTGATTGGAAGCTTTAAAACAAAAGCGGCTGGGTCTATAATGGACACTGTTATTAGTTTCAAATCGGGCAAGGAGAGAGATTGGAAGGAAGTTTTAGAAGTGGATTCAATCCCATTAGGTCAACCATTCCCGCAGTGGTTTGACTCTGAGCAAACTATCATCTCTAAATATCCCTATAGATTTGTAAGACTTACTAAGGATTTAACAGACGCGACAGAGTACAACGAAAATAAATTAGGTAGCCAGACAAACGCGACAACCAACGAGACAAAATTTTATACTGCGACTATTACTGAGTATTACTCCCCTCTCAAAACCAGTACAATAGAATTAATAAACTCGACCGAAAACACTACGGGGGTCGAGTCACCTCAACCAACGTTTTTAGGGGCTGGCGAAACCGCACAAAGTAGGTTGGTGAATCAATTTCAAGGGCATAAAATAAATATCCGAACTGGAACTACCGGGACTGAAACTTCGTTTAGTCCAATTTATACGTCAGACAATGGGCAGACTGGAATAGCATCTCAATCTGGCACATTAATAATAGCAGATAATCAATACGGCACACCCCGTGTCGGTAAAACCACCAGACCCGACACTGTCACTGCGATTTTTTATATGAGGATTAAATAACGTGTTTAGAATAATCTTTTTATTATTACTACTAATTCAATGTACTCTTTTTGATTCTGAGTCCAAGAAAAAGGATGAAAGGAAGAAGGCTCTCAATGCGTTATATGTCATAGCCTACAATATTAATACTAATGATTGCCGTACTCATTACGGCAGTCAGAATATTTTATTCTCTAATAATGAATACTACTCTAAAGTATCCAAGACAGGGAATTACAAGACGATTATTGTAGGGGATTCAACGATGGATATTTCGACACGTTATGAAGGCTTCTTAGGTAGTGAATCTTTTAGTTATGCAATATCGGGCAACACGTCATGCGACTACATAGAGCAGTTGAATATAATCAAGACAATTCCAGAAACCGTTCTTATTGCGACAAACGACGGGAATGGGCTATTACGGGCGATTTCGGTTGACGTTATTAACAAGACGAATAAAGACCTTGTGAATCAGATTAGAGCGAAGTGGCATAACGTAAAAGTACATGCAATAGGGATACACCCCACACGTGCTGACTATGCCAATAGGAATAAAGACAGGGTTAATGAGTACATGAAATCTTTAGTCGATTGTTATATTGACCCTGCCCCTCTCTTTACTATTGATTCAGATGGAAGAGCGTCTATTGATAATATGCTTCCTAATGACGCGATTCATTATAATAAGGACATGAGTTTTGAAATAAAAAAGTATTATATGACTTTGTGCGGGGGTTATTTGTGAAATCTCAATTTATAATTGTAGAAGGGATTAAGGTTTATTTCTCTGAAATAAAATTCGTGTACTTAGATAGGATTAGGAATCTTTATATATTGGTTAAGATAGACAATTCTAAAAATGAATTTAAATCTATTCCAGACGAATTAAAAGACTTCTTAGAGGAGATATAACGTGATACTCACAGGAAGCGAAATTAAACAGAGGTTAGGCAGTGACATTAAAATAACGCCTTATTCTGAATCTCAAATCAATCCTAATTCGTATAATCTAAGATTGCATAACGAGCTATTGGTTTATAAAAATAATTTCTTGGATATGAAAGCAAACAATGAAACTAAGACGTTATTTATTCCTAAAGACGGTCTCATTCTATCCCCTAATAAACTTTATCTTGGAAGGACATTGGAGCATACAGAAACAAGAAACCTTGTACCGATGATAGAGGGCAGGTCTTCCATTGGTAGGCTTGGAATGTTTGTTCACATAACGGCAGGATTCGGTGACGTGGGTTTCAAGGGATTCTGGACTTTAGAAATTTCTGTCTTGCAACCTTTACGGATTTATGCTAACGTTGAAATATGCCAAATCTTCTTTCACACCTTAGAAGGTGAAATAACAAATTATAAATCGGGAAAGTATCAAGACAATCAAGGAATTCAAGGCAGTATGCTATGGAAGGATTTTAAACCATGAAAGATATTTTTAAAAAACTATTTGAAAAAGAAAATGCTTTCTTTAATTTCTATGTACTGTTACTCATGACAGTCGTCAATGTACCAATCACTATCAAGGAAGCTTTTAGTAAAGAATTGAAGGTTTATAGAATAGAGAATTTTTATCTTACTGAAATTCCCTATTATATTGTTTCTATGATTTTGATGTTTCTATTCTCAATCTTAATAATTCATGCAAATAAGATATTGATTATCTTAGGAGAGTTATTGTACTTGTTTATAGAGTATATGAAGAGCAGGTTAAATTTGTGAATCACTACTTTCAATTCATTCTACAAAGATATATTCTAGAGATATTAATCACTACAATCTTCCTATGGTGGGTTAAGAGCCTGCTAATAAATAGAAGTGTACTAATTTTGATTTGGGTTAGTAATAAACTTGAAATCAGATTTATTAAAAACTTCCTACAGAATTATATAAACAATAATAAAGTCTTTGCACTCTTAGAGACGACTAAAGACGTTATTCGACATACGAAGTATATCAAGAATCCTACTTATCGAGATTACGGGGGGATTATATTTCACTATATGTTTAATGGTAAAATCACAATGGAGAAGCTTCTTATAGACGATTTGTACAATAATTCTTTATTGAAGTCTAATAAAGAAGTGGTTGACGTGATTCATAAGCATATTGTCAGTGATAGACTATCATTTACAACTAATATACTTTCCTGTGTGAATGCCGGTTTGATGGATAAAACCTTCGCTAATAAATTCTTGGTGTGGGTTGACGTGTTTTTCCAATCACTGGAAAACCATGTACTTGGATTAAAAAGAACCCCTAACGTAATTCCCATTATAATTGAATATCTCAATATACTCTATGACTTTACCGATATATTTATTATTAATGTTCCCCACGTTATTAACTCGCTGAATGGGAGCATTAAGGACAAATTAAAACAATCGGAGATAAGTAATAAGTATGAGACTATTGACATTTTTGAAGAGCATTAGAGAGGGTTTAATTAGTGTACTAAACACGTTATTTAAACGGGAGCATTTACTATTTAGGAGCAGGGAAGAAGAAAACTTCTATTATTTTTTAAGAAGCTTTTATGCCGGGCGTGTACTAACTAATTATAAAATTGATGGCTATGAGATTGATTTGTATTTGGTTAATCTCAAAATAGGAATTGAAATTGACGCTCACCCAAACCACTTCACGCAGGAAAAAATAGAGAGTGAGAATAAAAGAGACTTACACCTGCTGGCTGAGCATGGGATTCTTACAATCAGAATAAATAAAACTCACTACCAAAATGCCGCCGCCCGGGATTGGCTCAGGGAAAAATTAGTAAAACTGATTAAAAAAGGATAGTTTTTCAAGGGGATTCTACAGGAGAAATCTACAAAAATTTGGACACTAGACTATCTATATATAGAGATTTATAAACTCTAGTGTCCAAAAAATATTTTATAGTACAAGCATTCTCTGTCGTATACCTAATCGGTGCTGGCATTTCAAGGCATTCTATGAGTTTTTACTACATAAAAAAATAGTGATATTTTGCTGAAATTCCCTTGCTCTAATTTTTCAGAATCTGAGAGTAATTTTTAGAGATTTTCACCCCCCAAAAACCCTACTTTTTTTATTATTTTTTGGCAATCTACCAAAAAAAGTTGTTGACAATAAATAAAAAGGAATTATTATTACTTTATATTAAAGAGTCAAAGACTCGATAATAAATATAGAACAAAACTTTTAAGAAGGTAAAGACAATGAAAACTTTAAAAACAAAAACTAAAAAATCAGTAAGAAAAATCAAAGTAGAAATTTTCAACTGTGGTGGAAATTCCGGAGTTTGGAAATATAGAAGAATCGAAGGCAGAAAATATCTTACACTAGAGAGAATGAATTCAAACTATGACACTGACTGTATAATAAAAAATATTCCTCTTGAATGGGTTGAAGGTATGTCTTCAGCTCAAATATATAATAAATACTTCAATTGTCATGGAATGGAAGCCTAACCCGCAGGAGTCTTCCTGCAGTGGACACCCCGACCACTTTAAAAAAATTAGGGGGTTGACAAACAAAGAAAATTTAAAGAAGGTAAAAAGAGATGAAAACACAAATAGAACGTCACCCCGATTATCCCTTACTCACATTGAACATCGAGAAGGTAATAATCAAGCTTGCATTTAACAAGCATGAAATTAAAGGTCTTGATAAACCGGTTTTAGTTGATACTCGACTAAAATTAAAGCTTGATGAAATTGTAGAATTTATAAAAGAAATTCAAGCTTCCTTGGTTGACTTGACTAAAGAGTCAATTTATTTCGAGGGTCAAGGGCTTTATGTCGAAGAGTGCACAAACTGTATTGTAGTTTCAAGCTTCTTCCTCAAAAGAGAATTTTATATCACTGACGGAGAATCAAAATGAAAGATTTGAAAGAATTTACAATAGATAGTTTGAAAGTTTTGGTCGAATATAACTCAGACCATAATTGTAGTATATTTAAAACAATGACTTTGACTAAAATATTAGTCGAGTTAGAAAGACGGGAAGAAGAAATTACTCGTTTAAAAAAACAAATTATTAAAAACTTAGGAGAGTCAAAATGAAAACTCAAATAGTACAATATGAAGTTTTGCCCCTTCCTGAGATAAATATAGAGGAGTTAATTTTTGAGGGATTCCAAGAATTTGTAGTTAATACTATTGTAGATAAACCGATATTGATAGAGAAGGACATATTAGTAAAGTACGGATTGAGAAACCTACTCAATAAAATTCAATCACTTCAAATTCTTTCCGAAGGTTTTACAGTGTATGCTTCAGAAAGAGGGCTCTCAATCGAAGAGTTTGAAAATTGCATTGTAATCAATCATGAGGACATTCTTGACCTCAAGTATTACAATTTGTAAATCGAACCCGCAGCCACCCTTCCCTGCGGGAAATTATAGGAAGGGTACAATTAAGAGGAGATAAAGATGTTGGTAAGCAGAATGTCGGAAATGACAATATGGGAAAATCGATTTTATGAACTGTACGACAGAAATAATTCGGTTATGTTTACAATCACGGAGCTGAAAGACATGGGCTGGAATCATGATGATATGATTCCCTTGTTTGATTCATTTGCGAGTTTATTGAATATCGGTTTAGTCTACATTATAGTCCACAATCTATTTAGGGAAGACATGCCGTATTGGGCTAACCACCCAATTTGGGGGTACAAGATAAATCTGTTTTTATCTGGGGATTGCAACCCCAAAAATTTTATAACTCAGAATTACTTATTATAAGGAGATAAATCATGAAACAAATTAAAGTGTGGGAGTTAAACTCCCAAATAGAATCACTGCTAGAGCAGTATGAGTCGGTCAATGAAGAGACAGGGGAGTTAAACTACCCAGAGGACATCCTCGCACGGATTGAAAGTCTTGAGCTTACCAAAGAAGAAAGTCTATTAGCAATTGCTAACAAGATTAAGAATAACAAGCATTTAATCAAGGGCATTAAAGAGAGAATAGAAACCCAGAAATCTAAAATAGAATCCCTTGAGAATTATAACGCTTGGCTTGAGGGCATTCTCGAAAATAACGTGCCACGTCATTTGTCTTCAAAGACTGCCATTACCGATGGAGAAACTAAACTCTATTGGATGATGTCGGAGTCTGTAGACGCCCCTGACGTTGACCAGCTTCCATCAGAGTACGTACGGGTAAAGACGACACGGGAAGCAGACAAGGTATCAATAAAAAAGATGATTAAAGAAGGGGTTGAAATTCCCGGGGCTTCATTAGTCCAAAATTTAAATCTACAAATAAAATAAGAAGGGAGTACAATGACAATACAAAAAATATATTGCCAAAAAACAAAAAGAATATATTGGTTAATTGGCTATCTCGGTGGGATGATTCACACTATTAATATTTCCAAGGCTCATGAGATAGCTCTGGAATATTCCAAAGAGTACAATATCGACATTGAGACGATTTACATAACTGAGATAAATGCGAGTTTAACCTCAATGTATCATAAATATATTTACTCAGAAACTACAATTGAAGCACCCCCTGAGGGATGGGATAAAGTAGAAAATTTTATTGTCCCTTCTTTTGAAGGGTATATTATATAAATAGGCGAGAAATAACGTGAGAAAATTATCAATAGTATTATTAGCAGGGTTGTCATTGACCCTGCATTCAGATTCAGAGATTAGAAATTACCTTCGCTTAAAAGTCACAGCAGGGAAAGGAGGGTTTGAGACTGTCGTCAAAAAAGACTTTGTGTACCCTACCCTTGATGATTGTGAGCAAGGGAAAGGTAAGGACGAATATTGCAAACCCCTTTTAGAGCTTGTCAAGGAGGGTAGGCTCTAAAAGAAAATAACGTGCCGGGTTTCGGCAGTGGACACCCCGACCACTTTAAAAAAATTAGGGGGTTGAATTAAAATAAATTTAAAGAGGATTAACAAATGAGTACAACAGAACAAATAAAAATTTGTGTAGAAACTTCTCAATGGGAGCATTTCTACATTTATAATAATCGATTTGAAACCAACCTTGTTTCGAGATTTGACAATAGTAAAACTAAAGTCGAAATCATTCCACGTTCTAAAATCGTTAAAACATCGACAGGCTTTGTATGCCATAGTTTAGAACAAACAGAACCGATGATATATAGAAGAGCCAGTAAAATACTTTTCTTGAAAGAAGGTGATAAAATGTTCTATACAACCCGTCAGCAGTATTGGCACGAGGGAGACGTTATTTATCGGGACATGTCGCAAGAGGAAAATGACGCTCTTGAAAAACTAACCCCTATTCAAAGAAGCTTAGGGTTTGACGGTGCAAGGTTTTTCAAGTTGATTGACATAGGGGATGGATGGGAAAGGACTTCAAAAATATATTCTGAAAAACCGGAATTTCATTTTGGTAAGGTTTACACTGACTTATATAATCTATATTACAATAAGTATAATGCGACACTTGAAAGAATTGAAGACGCCATTAGATTAATAAAAGAATATTACCTTGATGAAGAATATCATCAAGAAATTATTAATGCAGGAGAGAAATAACGTGAGTACAACAGAAAAAGAATATATAGCAGAATTTCGTGGAATCGTCCCGGTAAAATGCGGGGGTCATACTCTCAGGGAATTTCATTCAAATAATATTAGAGTCTTAAAAAAAATTAAAGAGACATGGACATTGTTTGAAACTAATGAGAATGGTGCAGAGTTTTGGCATGACCCATCGGGTACATGGGAAGTGGCTATTTATGAAAATGGTCTAATGGGTACATGGCTTGTCGAGGAGCGGGAAGTTTCCAACTCTATTAGACCCTTCTTTATTACCTTGTTATTATTGGACATGGTTGAAGGAATGGAAGAAGATGTAAAGACTATGATACTACATAGATATAAAGCCCATTCGACAGCCTTCTATTGCGAGAGGTTTTTATGAATCCTATAGAGAGAAGGACATGCACTGCCTGCGGGCAAAGTTTTTATTGGTACAAGGTTTTCCAAAAGGGGATGTGCAAGGACTGTCTCCTCAAGGAATTTGAATTTTTTAAATTTAAGGAGTTAATTGATAAGACCCGAAAATAATACTAAAGTAATTTAAAAAGAAATGCGAAAATGTAAATACAATATTACTAAACAAATTTATAATTAAACAAAAGGAAGTATAAAATTATGGGCGAGATATTAAACGCTAATAGCAATACACACAGCCTATTTTACAGAATCTTAGAAAATCAAATTGTAAGAGCACCTAAAGACGATTCAGAACAAATTACAATTATTGAAGTAATGAATCCTCAGACTAAAGAGATTCTAAAAAAAGAAGTAGTGGTTTGTAAGGGGGGCATTGAAGGAGTCTTAGTAGGTTTGAAACTCACTGAGTTTAAAATCGAAAATACAAACCAAGTACTAAAGAAGCTTATTATAACCTTGAAAGATGGGGCAAACTATTTAAAGCTTGAATTGAAAAAAGATTCAAGATATTATATAGACTTGATTAACCGTCTTTTCACTATCATCAATAACCACACTTATCAAACAAACCCACGGCATATCATGAGACTAACCCCTTCATACTTTGAAAAGAATGGCAAGAAGAATCAGTACATGAATTTGTATTTTGGGGGGGAGTCTATCATGGGATTTTATTCTGCAAAAAAACCCATTCCTGCTTCTGAAAATACAGAATGGAAGAAAGTAAAATTCAACGGGAAAGACGAATGGGACAAAACAAACTATTTAGAATTTCACGAGAAGATTCTGTCCGAAATTATTTCTATCGTTGAAAAAATAAACCCACGTCAAACTGCCGACGGTGGGAATGGCTCAGGGATAAACCCTGAAGAAGATGACGTGTTTTAAATAATCGTCAAGTAAATTTAAGGGGTGACAAATGACGCCCCTTTTCAAACTAAAATTAAAAAACTAAAGAGGTAAAACAAATGAGTACACAAAAACCAACTACAAAAAAGAAAGCTGCTACTAACAAGCCAGCTAAACAAACAACCAATCATCAATTCGTTATGAGAGGCGACCTTGTCTTCCTCAATGATAAATATTACAAAAAGTATTTGAGAACAGGTAACGTAAGCTTTTCATTATGCAAAGTCAAACTTACCAAAAAAGGTTTCCGATGGGAAATTGAAGACCTTAAGGGAAAGCAAGGATATGAGACCCCCCACGAGGCTTGTATTGATTTCTTGAATAGTCCTTACTTCGATACTAAACCTGTGGTAATGGAGAAAAAATAATGGCATATTTTTCTAATGGAACTGAGGGAATAGTTTTAGACGACCAGTGCAGCCGATGCAAGCTTGGAGATAAAGCCTGTCCAATTTACGGAGTACAAATGTCATATAATTATGATGCTGTTAATAATGATGTGGCAACCAATATCTTGAATGAACTTGTTGATGATGATGGGAATTGCCAAATGTTAAGCAAATTCCATTTTATATTTTCTGAGCAAGCAGAAAAGTTATTCAGCTAGTACACAAATTTTGTAAATGAATCAAAAGGGATATAGACAAGGTTGACTCGACTATATCCCTTTTTTTATATTTGCAAAAAAGATTAATTGAAGGTCAATAAAAATTGCCTTGACCTTTATTTAAATCTATCCGATATAACAAAGCATAGAGAAGGTAAGAATCCATGTACCAAGAAATCATAAATAATATAAATTTTGAAACCTACCAAAATAAAGAGAATCCTTTTGAGTCTTCATTCCTTGAAACAAACACCCCAAAAAGAAATTATTATTGTACTGATGAAAAGTACACGGGGCAGTATAGTCTGTCGGAAACAAGGGTAGGAATCAACGTTGAATTCTTTGGTTCAGGGAAAACTCAAAAAGCAATCAATCACTATAAAGAAACAAAGCAGAATATTATAATAGTGAACCCAACACGGTCTTTAATAAATGACGTGTCGAATAGATTCCAGAAAGAAAATATTCCCATGAAGTCTCACCTATATCTAAATAAATTAAAACAACTTGGAAATTATTCAGGCTGCATTAATACGACACTTGAATCAATGATTCACATAGACTTCCAATTACATCGAGATACAATATTTATCTTTGATGAATTTAGTACAATCTTGAACCAATGCTTTTCTTCAATCAATAATTCCCGCAGGGATAGAATGCTTCAGGCATTGAAAAGAATCTTTACACATCATAAAGTAGAGGTCTTTGATGCCCTACTCAATGAAAGTGATTATAATTTAATCTGTGATTTAGTAGGAAGAAAAGACGAAATATCTGTAATATCAAATCGTAATTATATGCCACCACGGAGAGAGATATACAATTATAATTCTTTGGGGACAGTACAAGAAAAGATTAAGAGCCTCTTAAAGAATCCCTCAGAGAATGTCCTTGTCTTATGCGACGTGGTTAAAGAATCCAACGTTATTTTATCTATGCTTGACTATCTCAATGACTCTGAAAAGATAAACCTTTGTAGAGATACAAGGGAGTCTTTACTCTCCGCTCAAACAATCGACAAATTAGTCCAAGATAATAAACCTCGAATCTTGGCAATAAGCCCAACCGGGTTTGTCGGGTTGAATATATCAACACGTCATTTTACTCACGTCATACTAATAGCTATGAATAAGGCTATTAAAGATTATAGATTATATATTCAAGCAATCCACAGGGAGAGAGACTATTCAATTCCTTTACATATCTATTCTCAAAGAGAAGATGAAATACTATCTATAAAAAAAACTACTGAGAGTATATTAGAAGAAACTAATAGACGGGAAAGAGCTCTCAATATGCTATTCCCTGCTATAATCAGTAAAGAAGGGATATGGGAAACCCGCGAGGATTACAAACCTTTTAAAACCTACATAGCTGAGAATAGAGCGTTATATGAAATCAATCGGAAGACGGGTGTTGCTAATTATATTATAAGTTACTATTCTTCTTTTAAACAGGAAGACGGTCTTCAATGGTACTTTGTTAATCACGTTGATAAACAAACCGACAGATTCAAACCCCCTGCCGGGGTGATTGAGACCAAAGAAGAAAAAAAAGAAAGACTAAAGAAGATTGAACTTATAGACAAGGAAGTCTATGAGAATTTAAAAATAGAAAGAAGTGAAAGAGACTTAACCAAAGAGGAAGAAAGTCTCATGGCTAAGTTTGAATTGTCCGAGAAGCTTAATATTGATTATACTTCTCTAGATAGACAAGACAAGATTAATGCAGTGTACGATTTCACAGTGAATAGCAATCATATAAATAAAATAGCCAATCGTATATTGGCTTTCACTACTCCCGATAATGAATTATATGTAAATGAAAAAATTGATAACGAATTGAAGGGCGTTAGTCTAAACCCTTCTTCAATGCTATTGGAGAAAGTTCTAGTCAAGAATGTACTCAAAGAGTTTAAAGACCGGGAATTTACAAAGCTTGACCTTACAGACTCTTTAATTCAGAATCTGTCATTAGCCACAGGAAAAGACTTTGGATTAAGATGGAATGAGAAGTTCTTAAAGACAAGTACTTATAAAGAGATACTCAGTAAAACCGGAGGCTTGTCTTCCTTGGCTCTGGACTATGCCAAAGAAATTGCCGGTGGAAATAACGCTACTATAATGACAGTTTATAAATATGAATTTGATTTGGTTAAGACGAAGGAAATAACGCGTTGGAATAAATCTCACGGGACTAATTATAATGTCAATGGCTTCCCTAAATCTAAGAAGCTTGGCAAGTTAATCATTGAGAAACAATCTAAGTTTTTGAAAAAGATACAAGCTAAATATATTGTGAGTAATGTAGACGCGTTATCCGATGTACTGATTAACTGGGGGATAAAGATTGAGCAAGTTTCAAAGTCGGGGGATATAAGAAAATATAAATTAAATACAACCTTACTGGAAACTTTTGTAATTATATAATTGACATTGACCGATAATCAGTACATGAAAATAATTAAGACCTTAAAAACAATTCTTGTAAAATGGGATTCATTACCCAAAGAATATAAAAGACTAGTTTACCTACTCTGTAGGAAGATTGTATTGAGATATAAACAAGACTTGTTATTAGAGGAAGTTAATCAAGGAGAGAAATAACGTGACTAAATCAGAGATAGAATATTATTATGAAGAAGCCTGCAAACTGGCCAGACTTGACGGTCAAGCTCTACCGACAGTTATACAAAGAAGGTTAGGGATTGGCTATCATTCTGCTATAAAATTGATTGACCTTATGAAAGAAAGAAAGTACATTGATAGTCAAGGAGCAGTTAAATGCAAGAAAGCAAAGAAGAAATCCTAAATAGAATTAGTACAATGAAAAAGTCTTTCAACGATTTGGTAGATATGGTATATGCCGATGTACTAAAAAAAGATGATACGTTGACCATCAAGGACATTGAAGGGAATGAGACCTTCCTTGACCAGAGAGATAACGTGACAAGCGACCAATGTATGATTAGTTCTTTCTGCGGTCGATTGATTGATATTGGTAAGGTCTACAATAATGAATACCTAAAGGCATTGACAGAGGAAGCTTATTATTTTATATTCAAAGACAAGAAAAGATTTTCGTCCCAAGTCCACAGAGACCATTGGAATATCTTCTTTTCTCAAAATTCAATCCCCCTTAGATTTGAGAAAATACAATGTGCGACACCTGAGACTCACATCAAAGAGATTGTCAATCGTCTTGACCTATCTGGCTTTGACGTTATCACTTCCACTGACATTACTAAAGAAGGACATATAATCTCAGTGATAGGATATGGGAGGCGTGCCGATGGGAATATCGATTTACAAGTCCATGATTCCTTTGGTGACTTAAATCGGGGTTATTCTAAAAGTAGCTCAGGCAAAGGGGTTTGGTACAAGTGGGAATTGCTATTGAGTAAGGTTTTCAAGGTGCAGAATACTCTCACGTATATTAAAAAAGTTTAAAGTATTTCCCGGTTTATGTAGATAATATTATTATGAAAGTTTTAATTGCCTGTGAAGAAAGTCAGACGGTTTGTAAAGCCTTTAGGGATAAAGGACATAACGCATATAGCTGTGATGTTGTTGATTGTTCCGGTGGCTATCCTCAATGGCATATTAAAGACGATGTGTTTAACGTGATTAATGATTCATGGGATATGATGATTGCTCACCCACCATGTACTTATTTGACAGTCACCGGGAATAGGTGGTTTAACAAAGAAGTGTACGGGGAGAAGGCTATTAAACGAATTGAAGAAAGAGAAAAAGCAATTGAATTTTTCATGAAGCTTTATCAATCCAATATTCCTAAAATAGCAATTGAAAATCCTATAGGATATATAAACCCGTTGTTAAAATACTCTCAGATAATACACCCCTATTATTTTGGGGATAGTGAAAGAAAAGCAACGTGTTTATGGTTGAAAGGTTTATCCCCGCTTATGTATGGAGATAATTTATTTAATCCATCCAATATAGTTAAACCTAAAATAATAGTACACAAATCGGGAAGGACAGATTCAGAATGGCACTTTAAAACTATATCACTTCCTAAAGAAGAAAGGTCAAGATTAAGAAGCAAAACATTTCCCGGAATTGCAAAAGCTATGGCTGACCAGTGGGGATAAAACTTTAATCCTTTTTTCCTAATCTACAAAAAAATAATTCATGTACTGAAAGTCTTCGACCGACAATTAGTACATGAAAAAGTTATTATACATTATATCTATCATCTTATTCACTGCCCTTGAAAGTTCTAGGGTGTGGGAATTCTATAATTTAGTTTCATCAAATAAAATCTTTTCGGGTGTTCTTACCCTATCAATATGTCTGGCTCTTATTGTAGCAGGGATATATCACTCCTCTATATTGGCTAAGGGATTCATTATCACTATGGTTATGGTAAGCTTCATTGTCTCAATTAATGAAATGATAAAAGAAACCTTTGTTTCCTACTCTCAAATCAATTATAAATATTCTTGCAATCACCCCAAAGGAGTACAAGGAAATTGTATTGACCTGAAGGAGTGTAACGTGTCGGATTATACTAACAAGTGGTCTAATGGAAAGTGGATTGACAAGGCATCATTTAACAAGTGCAAAGCCGACTATGAAAAAAAGTACATGGAAGTCAATTCATTAGCTGGGGATTTAGAGAATAGAAAGTCTTCCTCTAAGGAATTCAATTGGATTAAGTTCTTAGGTTTATTACTTGCAGCTATTATTTCTTCCGTCTTTTTCCCACTTGGAATAGTGGTTATGACTTCTTTATTGAAGTCTGAGATTGGCAAACCTAAGATGGTCGAGTTTGATTTAGACAAGGAAGCTTGCAAGTTATTGGCTAAGGGGATGTCTTATAAAGAGATTTCAGACTTGTTAGGGGTGAGCAAGACGAAGGTCTTTAGGATTAATGAAAAGTACAAGATTAGAACAAGCAATCATAAAAAAGATAACGTTAAACTAAGGAGAGTGAAATGAACAAAACATTTATAAAGGTTGAGATAGAAAAGGGTTCCCCAAAAGAATTTGTTATGCTTGGATTATTACATTACAATACTTTTTTCCTTAAAACTGAATACAATGAAAACATTGTATATGTAGAGTATGAAACAAATACTTCTATTCAAACAATTGGAGAGCTATATTATGTGATAGGAATTGCAATAGGGAAACTTTCAATATTGTGTAATGTACCGGAAAAAGAAATCAGTTGTATTATGGAAATAATATTGTCCGATGTACCATTTGAATTAATAAACTAAGGAGAGTAAAATAACGTGGATTACAAAGACGAAATTACAGAGGCTGTAAATAGTATTGTAGATGAATACTCATTGAAAGAAGAAAGGTTCTTGAATGAATATGAAATGAAAGTTAGGTTGAAAGGTAAGATGATTTCAATTTTTGAATCATACTTGGAAGATGAAGATTTGGTTAGGTAAAGGAGAGTACAATGGAATATATAACAGGATTAAAAGGATTAGAGCAACTTAAACAACTTTGCAGTATATACGATAGTATATCAAGCGAGACCGTATTGAGACTTTTAAAGGAAGAAGAAGATAAAGGAGAGTACAATGAAATTTTATAAAGATTCAGTCGTCTTCATTTATTTGGTAGCCTTCGCGAGTTTGCTTGGCTATTTGTTTTCGGTGTTTACTGAGATTCAATCAGTTGATATTATAGCGTCAACTGTCTTGATGTGCGTTAGTGCATATTTCACTATGCTACTATTGAGAGGTGACTTCTAATGGGAATGGAAAGGTTTATTATTAGTATCTTGTTAATCACCCCGTTTTCAATTTTCATCGGGTGGTATTTTAAGGGACAACTACTGTTGCAGTTATTTTCATTTTGGTTTCTCCTCGTTTCAATCGTTGTCGGGATGCTAGACAGAGTACAAGCAGGAAGAGTAATTGCATATACTTTGATAGGTAGTTTTACAATGGGAATTTCATATTTCTTTATTTCATTCCTGAAGTCTTCCTCTGTATTGCAAAATACTTTTATGCTGCTCTTTATCGGGTTAATCTTCCTTATAGGGTACACAATGACAAGGGTAGCGAAGGATAAGCCGGACCCGATTTCTATTTTTCTTGATACAAGGGTTTTAGAAAATAGACGTTATGAAAAAGAGATTAATGCTATCCCTGTTAAAGCCCTCCCCTACTCACAAGAGAGGGTACACGAAAAGCCGGTGGGTAGCGTAAGAGTACACGAGAAGCCCTATTCAAGGCAGTCTGCCAATAGGGGAGGGGTCAAGGGTGACTCAATAGGGGAGAGTAAAAAAGAGTATGATTTAAGGATTGATGAAAGGTTAGATAAGTTAATCATTCAAATAGCCAATGAAAACAATTGTAATTTGACTGTCTTAAGGCAAGCAGAAGGAAGACTTCAATTCGCCAGAGTCTTAGCTGAAGAAGGATTTATTAAGGACCTCAATTACTTTGATGAATATGCGAAAAGACATTTCGATAGAATAATATCTTATGAAAAAAATAACGCTAGAGGAGTACAATCATGAGCGAAATTAATTTAAAAACACAAGCCGTTTCACTATCGTTCCAGATGAAACATTTTGAAATTTACGAAACGATAGCGGAACTCAGGGGTCAACTACTGAAACGATTGCAAAACAAAATAGAGACAATCGGTACAAAAGAGAGTGCCAGACTATTGAAATTGACTCACGGACACGTTATCAATATTACAAAAGACAGGAAGATTAATTTCAGGGTTAAGAAGATTCTTGAACTATTGGTCAAACTGGAAAGACTCACGGGGGGAGTGGCTCAGGAAGAAACTTTACCCGTTGAAAAAGTAGTTGACAATATTGAATGATTTGGTAGACTACCAAAAGGAAATTTAGAGGAGTAAATTATGATTAAAATTATTAGAGTAGGAAAATTTGTGAGAGTAGACAACTATTTAGTAAATTTAGATAGTTTGAATACATTGTCTTATGGCGACCAATGCTGTATTGTCACTGACAATTCAATCCACTTTATAGAGATGGACGAATTAGATTTTAACCGTCTTTGTGATATTGTGCTGGGGGATTGATTGAATCTTCAAATAGTTGAAAATATAGTCTCGATGATTCGGGACTATAGATTTGAGGAAGAAGAAACTTTCACTGTCGAAAATATTCAATGTACTGTTTCCGACAATGAAATTATATTCAAAGAAATTAAAGAGGGAAATAATGCCAATCGAAACTAGTACACAATCATTTTTACAAATCCATTCTGACTTCTATTCTGAGGTCAGGAAGTTAAGCGGGGATTCTGAAATCAAGGAATATGACTTTCCTGTTATTGCCTATAGTTCTAACCCTGTGAACCCGAAAAGGATTTTCGGTTTTTCGGGAAGGACTAAACTATTTGCTCATGACATTGAGAAAGCTTTCTATTCCCATGAGTGCTCAATTCATGCTGTGCCACTTGAAAGACGAATTGGAATCATCAATAGGATGCGGAGAGAGTTGACGTGAAAGAATATTTTATAAAAAGATTCCTGTTTAATATAATTAGAAATGAGATAGCCAATTATTTAAAAACTGAACCAGAAAAACAAACAGACATAACAAATACTATAGTGGATAAAATACTTGATAAGTTTGAATTAAATAAAAAGTGAATTAATGTACTAATTCTAAATTCATCAACGTAAACTACCTTCTTTTTATTCCCTTTTGTTAGTATACAAAAAGTACTTGACAAAAGGGATTTTTTTTGTCTAATCAAATTATGAGTAATAATTCTAACGAGTCAATCCCGATAAATCCCGTAATGCGTGAAGGTAAAAACGGAGGCAAACTAAAATCGGGTAATACTAAAAACGCTGGCAGAAAGCCCAGAATTCCTTCTATAGAGGAAGCACTTGAAAAAGCGTTACTTGAAACCGATGAATCCGAAAAGACCGTCATAGATAGAATAATAAAAACTCTCATAGATAAAGCTCTAGATGGTGAACTAAAAGCCATTGATAGTGTACTAGATAGAGTCTATGGAAAATCTAAAGAACGGGTTGATTTTGCCTTATTGGATATTCCAGACAGATTAACATTAACAGGAAAGCAAATTCAATTCATATCCGCTTGGAAGGAAGACGGTTACACAGATGAAGAAATTAACGCTATGCTCTTAGAGCTGGAGTAACATTGAACTTTAGTTTATTAACCAATGAAAAGAAACTTCCTATACGGATTAAAAAAAATCATTGGAATTATGAAATCTATGCCAACCATAAAAATTCAATAGCCATTCAGAAAAGTACACAGTGTGGAATTTCCCTCTATTCAACTGTCACTGCCCTAGAGATGGCACTTGAAGGGCTTAACCAATTCTATGTCTTACCTACAGAGCCTTTACGGAATCGGTTTGTCTCACGGGTAAATGAAATTATCTCGAATAATCAACGGTACAAGAAAGAGATGAAGGTCGATTCAGTATCTCAGAAGCAGATGGCTAATTCTTTTATTGCTTTTGTGTACTCTAATTCAGAATCTCAATTCCAAGAATTCCCGGCGGATTGTGTGACTATTGACGAATTGGATAAATGCGACCAAGACAACGTTAAGCGGGCAGTGTCAAGGTTAGGGAACTCAGAGTATAGAATTATTAGGCGTATAGGAAACCCGTCAATCAAAGACTATGGCATTGACAAGGAGATGAAAAAGACTGACCTTCGCCGATGGCATATCAAGTGTGATAGTTGTAATCACTGGCAAACACCCGATTTCTTTTCCAACGTTGTTAGTCCTCAAGGAGAATGCCTTGACCTTGACTATAGAATAGGTGAGTCATTGAAGGCGTATTGTACTAATTGTCATGTCCCTATTGACTTGAAGAAGGAGGGAGAGTGGATAGCAGAAAACCCTAAGAGCCTAAACAAGGGATATTTCATCAATAAACTATTCTCAGGGAATGTACCCTTGTCGGAAATCTATGAAGGCTATAAAGACGCGTTAAATGACGACTCTGCACTTGCCCGGTTCTATAATGATGACTTAGGACTTTCGTACACGCCAGCAGGCTCAAAAATAGCCTTAGAAATGATTCTGGGGTGTATCGACAAAGAGTATAAACGCTTTCCCGATTCCTACAATGAGAAACTTTGTTTTATGGGAATAGACGTTGGAACTAAACTCCATTGTACTATTCTCGATACTGACAACAGACTTGTCTATGCCGGGGGATTAAGAACCAAAGATGATATTTTGGACATAGCCAAAAGGTATAATGTACGGATTGGAGTCATTGACGCGTTACCCGAAATCCGGCTAGTACATGAATTGCAATCCGAAATCACAAACCTTTTTCGCTGTCTCTATTTACAAGGGCATGAATTCTCTAAGACGAAGATTGAAAGCAGGACGATTTCAGTCGATAGGACTTCCGCCCTTGATACTGTCAAAACGAATTTCGTCAAAGGGGTTTATAAACTGCCCTTGAACATCGAGACAGTGGACAATAAAGATTTTGTAAATCACCTGCAGAATAGTACAAGGATTATTGACCTTGACGGAAATCGGTCTAAGTGGGTCGACACTGGACCCGATCACTACTTCCACAGCCTAAGCTATTGTAATCTTGCAGGGAGTTTGATGGTGCACCTAAGCCGGTAAATGTGACAATTATTTGTCACTGGCTAAGTTTGAATCACCCTAAGAATCTTCCTCTTAGTGTCCAAAAAATTTCCCAAAAACCACTAAATTTTTCAGTAGTAAAATTTCATAGAATGCGTCAAACTGCCGCCGCCGATTCATTCTATTGATAGTACTACACTAAAAACCTAAAAAAAATTTGGACACTAGAGTATATAAATCTCTATATATAGATCGTTTGGTGTCCAATAAATATTTTAGTTTTTACTAAGTAGATTGAATATAATAGATAGAATCCCTATATTCAAAGCATTCTATGAAAAACTACTTAATAAAAAATTAGCTTAATCGGTAAAAAATAGGCTCTGGCACTGTTTTAGAGGCTTTCCGGCAGGGTAGAATATGAAAAATTTGTGTCACGTGGAAAGGTTGAAAGAATAGGTGCTGAGTAAAAATAAACTGAAATATTTTGGCAATCTACCAAAAAAGTGATTGATATTATTTTTCCCTGTGGTATAGTATTCTTAAATTTAAAGAGGAAGGTTAATAGAAATGATATTTTTTAAAATAGATTTAGAACAAGTGCGAGAGCATTTAGGGATTAATTATTCAGAAAAGAAAAAAATAAAAGGTTCAGAGGATAGATGTATCCTCTGTGGAAATCCTATTATAAATTATGATGCTACAAAAACCAAGATGGTTCATTTAACCACCGATGGTTTTTTAGTTCCTACAAATATAGATGTAGAGGATTCGCAAGGGCTTTTTCCTGTGGGTGGTAATTGTGCAAAGAAACTTAATAGTTTGATGCTTGTAGCAACCTAACATCAAACCCATCCCCCACAGGAAAAGCGGAGCTTAAAACACTCCGCTTTTTTTATGCCTTCTTCTTCCTACTGAGTAGTCAAGTAATTCTTTACAACTGAATATTTCCCTTTTGTAAATTACAAAAATTGACGATAATCACAGAAGGAGAAAAACAATGAAAAATATATTATGCCCATCCTGTTTACAACAAACTAAATTATATTATGAGAAATATCGTGGTTTGAAATTTGTGTTCGTATTCCAAATTTGCAAACTATGCAAGAAATCATTTAAAATTAATTCAAATGGGATTGCAACTATACTGCAAGCAGGAGAAAAACAATGACAGATTTAACTAATCTAACAATTGAAGAAAAATATAATATGCTATTGTCGGCAGTCAAGGAAGCTATTAAACCTAATCTTCCTTATGATTCTTTGGCTATGGCAAATCTCAAAAGGATTTATTCCTTTCTTGAATCTGAGGAGGGAGAGTACAATGGCACAAGATAAAACAATTGTCTCTCCTACACTTTACAAAGTGATTGCTAAGCTATGGGCACACTTTGACGGCAATTTCGAAATTGAAAGTATTGACTCTATTCCTGAGGAAGAGAGAAAGGATTGGATAAAGATAAAAAATTAGTACAAGAAAATGAATTGACATTTCAATAAATATCCGATTAGGATAATTTCCATGAGTCTATTTCAAAAAATAGTAAAATGGTTTTATCCTAATACCTCTATCCTAGAAAATCCCATATCGGGTAATCGTCAAGACCCAGCTAAAAACAAGCGGGGGATAAACGTGTACTCTCCTGCCGACTTGATGATGGTTTCAGCCAAAGACAAAGAGGACGACATTCATAACGTGCCGGTGGAGCTTGTCTGGACTGAGACAGATTCTAAAACCCGCTTGTTAATCTACCAAAAGTGTGTTCCAGTCTTTAGTGTTGTCACGGGTCAATCAAATAAAATAGCTGCTCTTGACTGGAAGGTTTCAAGCGTCAAGGAAGATGAAGAAAAAATAGTACAAGACCTTAAGGACTTAGGGAATATCTACAAAGAAATATTTCCCTTCATTAGATTCGACAATGGGAACATTAACGAGTTTTATTTCGCAAGGGCAGTTGAAATCCTTAGAATATTAAACGCTTCCTTAGATGACCTATTGCCAGACCTTTCAAACTTCCAATCATGCCTTTATAGATTCAAAAAACGAATAGACTCAAAAAAGTACATTAGAGCAAAAGAGATTGAAGACTTCATGAGATTCCCCTCACCTGGAATGCAGTGGATAGATTTCATAAAGAAATCAGTACAAGACTTGATGATTCATGGTCGCCTTGCACTCTACAAACAAGAAGGCAATTTCTATGTCCTGCCGGGCGGGGACGTGTACCCTGTCAAGTCTCAGTATGTCGCTGGCATTGATTCCTATGTCCAAATGTCGGATTTCTTAGAGCCTCAAATCTTCTTTCCCGATGAAATGGCTTTTACCTGTTATATGCCTAATTCGGGTGTTGCCAACGGCATGACGCCTATCGATGTACTAATTAATCTTGTCAGTGCACAAATTAACCATGAGAAATTTATGGCTGGCTATGCTGACGGGGATGCCTACCCTCAAAAGCTAGTTGTCTTTGGAGAGGACAACCCTTCTTTTGATTTCTCCGGTGGATTCGATAAGAATATGTTAGACAAAGACGAACAGGCACGAATCAAGTACGCAATCAATCAGAGGAAGAAGGATAACGCTATTCAAGTTCTTAGTGGTTATGGCACTCCGATTGTTTTAGACTTATCACGGGAAAACACTATGGCTGAATTAAGAGAGTGGAGAAATATTGTAGATAAGTCTGTGGCTATGGTCTTCAATCTATCAAACAACGAAATCAATCAGACAGGGAGTGACGGTACAAGTGGAAGGTCAACCAGTGAAGTACAACAAAAGACAGACAACTCAAAGAATACAAAAGCATTAACCGATACTATTTCAAGCCTTTTGAATTATGAAGTCATTCCCGATAAATTTGGTTTCGGGTACAAGATAGAATTTATAGCCCCTGTTTCCGATGAAGAAAAAATAACGCTTGCTAAGATGAAATCTGAATCGGGTTTATATACCAAAAACGAAATCCGATTAGAATTAGGACTTGACCCAGTACCGGGAGAGGAGAATGAAATCCTACAAACTCCTGCAGCTCCTGCCCCAGCACAAGGGATGGCATAACGTGAGGACACTAAACAACGTTGAAACCCCTCAAGATGTTATTACTAATTCTCAGGAAGAAATCAATAGGGAATTAAATATTGTATACTCTTTGGTAGAAAAAGAAATCATGGAAATTATCAATAGTGCAACGGAGGAAATGACGTGGCAAGATTTATTAAACAAGATGGACAAAATATTATTATGATACGAAATTCTTATAGGACATCCCCCCAAAGGTTTAGAAGGGATTTGAATTATTATTTAAACAAAGAAGAAAACTATCATAGAACGGCTTTCAAGAATGACCAAATCTATGAGTATATATTTTACAATTAGGAAGAGGAAATAACGTGGCAGTACAATCTAAGGAATTCAAGAAGGCATTACTCAAATCTAAATACAATTGGACCGGAAAGTCTTACCGTGTACTCATGGGCAAGATAGTCAAGGAAGCAAATAAAAATATTGCTCAGACTGTCTTGAAATACGACAAGAAAAAATATGAGAAGGTGGCACCTAAGACAAAGAGAGGGAAAAAGCTTATCATGCCTGACGTGTCGGTAATTATAAAAAATAGTCCAACGGTTTTGAAGGCTGCTACTCAGGGAGAATTACTTGCGAATTCCTTAAGGGAAAAATTAAGAAAGGATATTAAACGCACATTATTAAAATATAATATTACAACTACCAACGGACTAATCAATAAGACAATCTTAAAGAAGATGGAAAAACAGGTCGCCAAGACCTTCGCCAGTCATAAGAAGGCTAAACAACCAAACAATATTAAAACGATTGCAACAACTGAGACAATGAACGTGATAAATAATGTACGGTTTGAATATGCGAAGGCAGTATCAAAAGAAGCCAAGCAAAACGGTTTTACTCTAAAGAAGAAATGGGTACACAATCCGAAATTATCTAAAGAGCCAAGACCGTTGCATATAACGCTTGGAGAGACTGAGCCTATTGGAATAAATGATTGGTTTGTAATCGATGGGAAAAAAGCCTTGACCCCTCATGATTCAAGGCTTCCTGCTGAAGAAACTATCAACTGTCATTGTGAATTAGATTTTAGGTTTGTCCCGATTTAATTAATTCCTAGTACCATTCCTGCCAACCCGCATTTAATAACACTGATTCGGTTTGGTTGCTCAACCTTTGCAAAGTTATAAATACATAGTCTTGGCTTCCATCGATTTCACAACCCACAGGAATAGTATTGTCTAAGGGACTCTGAAAGATTGAAGTAGAGTTAGGCATGTACTTTTCTGAGAGTAAGACGAATTTTGTCTTGTCTGTAAAGTTATTATCGACAGTGACTCCCCCTACACCTACCACGGCGCCCGTGACAACACCTACTGAGTTATGATAAATGTACTCAACTCCAGACGCGTCATTTACGCTTGAAAAGGTTACGCTTGCGGCTGCTACATTTGTACTCTCCCCGATATAGACTCTAATTATGAGATTGCTTCCTGTAGTGCATAACGCGTCAATGGAACGGATTATAAGTGGCAGTCTGTTATAAGCAGTCTTAGACCGTAAAGCCATATAGAATGTTTCGTTAGTAGTTGTAAGGCTTATTAGGGTAGATGTCCTTGACGTTAGGCTTTTCCCTCTGGGTGTGTACCCCCCGTCTGAAATTACAGTATAACAAATCTGTTTCATGAATCCCCCGGAACCTGCCCCACCAACGTTATTTGAAATCTCATATCTTACGGGCAGATTAGCCGATGTCATATAGACTGAATCTTTATGGTTTGCATTGTCGAATACATGAGCCCATATCAATTGACCACCAATGTACCCATTATTATAAATAGAGGGTCCGACTACAAACCCACAACGTACTGCCCCAACACCTAACCACTCATAGTCAAAGACAAGGATATTACCTTTTGTAAAGTCCAGAGAGTTTAAAGAATTCCCATTCCAATTGCTTCTTTCAATCTTAGTTTCAACCTGTGTACCGGAAGCATAACTCCGTAAAACAAAATAATAATTCCCATTTGAGTATTCAAGGAAGACTCCATCTCCCCCCACGTCAACCGTCTTGTCTGAGTGATTGTCAAACAAGCCTGCCCTACAAACAAGGTTAGGATTCATTTTGTCATGCAATACAAAAGTCATTATCACTCTGAGACCTTTACCGGGCTGATATACGCAATACTGTTTTGATTGTCTTATTATTCTGCTATTGATAGTGTCTGAGACAATCATCTTGACCGACGATTCATTTGGGAGATGTACTGAAGAAGCTCCCGTGGCGGTTAATTCGTGTTCTAATATTGGTTGTTTATCGTAAACGTGAGTAATATCGAAAAGGGTAGTAGGTTCGGAAACCATGAAACGTCCGAATGCGTCAACTACACTGGAAGAGCCTCTATTAATTAGGTTAATATCTTTTGATGCCATGATGATAATTCCTTTATGGGTAGATAAAAAAAAGGGGTGACACTCTCACCCACTTTTCAAATCTAAAAATATCCTTGCATTCTAATTAGTACACAAATAGAATTAAATCAATAAATATTTACAGAGTAGGTAAATATTTTTATTGACTATTCCATGTACTAATATTAGGATACAAATAAAGAAGAGCCTTCGAAATACGTTAAGAGTGAGCCTCTTAATCCGTGTTTCGTTGACTCGTTTTGACATTAGATTCCTTACTGAATGTGAATTGGATCATATTTGTTTCCTCTAAGATTTTGATAATTTGAAAAATATAGACTCTCCCTTGTTACCCATTCAAGGGGGAGTCTATCCCTAAGTAAGTCTAAGCTAATGCACATGCAATCATAATTGAATTTTCTTTTCTTTTTGATTGGTTGATTCTCTTTAAATTTTCCTTCTTATTGTGATACCCCTTTGAAAATTATCAAGGGGGTTTGTTTCTTTTTCCCGATAATTAGTACATGGAAGAAAAAATAATTTATGCAATTAAGTCTCTTTATGGCACTGATTATAACAACCCTAAAGATTGGAATGATGAAGAGTATTATAGTTCTGAGAAATTAAGAAATATAGAAGAAAATACTTGTTTGGTAGTTTGCAATACTGATATAATTAAAAGAGAAATTATATTGCCTATTGAACCCGATTGGTAAAATTCCCTTGACGAAATTCTACCAATTGTAAAATAATCTTGTAGACAATTAGTACAAGGCTTTCTATCCCATAGGAGGGGAGCGAATCTTCTTTTCCTTGTACTGTTTGTCTTTCTTCCTTATCTTCAATATCCTTATTTTCCCACTTATCACTTTCCTGACGTCAAGAAGGTGATTAAAGTTTCCTGTGGCTCTGACCGATGATTAGTACAAGGAGATTATTTTATGTTTGAATTATTTGATAACAAAGAAAACAAAGTTTTAGCTGAAAACAAATATTATGAAGATGACTTAAAGATATTGATAAAACTATACGGGTTAGAATCTGTTAATAATTTTATAAAACATCAAATAGAAAATCTTAATTTTATAGATGATATATTTTATATAGAAAAAAAAGATTCAAAAGATAATACAATAGGTATTATCAATTACTATTCATTACTTGGAGTTGATTCAAAAATTTTAAGAGAATTATATTCAAAAGATAAAATAGAGGGGGAGATAGTATTTGAATCAAGATGGAATGTATATATTCCTATTGTAAATGTAGTATATTTTTTATTAATAGATGGTGCTATTAAAATAGGGCATACAAATGATTTATTACATAGGTTGCTACAATATCAAACTCATACTCCAAATATTAGAATTATGGCAAGCTTTGAAGGAAATAGAAAATATGAAAGAGCACTTCATAAAAAATTTTCTGACTATCATATAAACAATGAATATTTTGAATTAAATAAAGAAATAATTGATTATATAGAAGATGAATATAATAGACATTGTGAACTATGGCATAAAGGGGAATCTAATATTGATTACAGATTATTAGAATGGCATAGAGTTAAAATAAACTAATATTTAATTTCAAGGGGGAATAACCCCCCACCCCTCTTCCTACCAATTTGGTAACGTCATGGATGTCGCTACCAAAATTCCAGACACGTCATTTCCCCTTTTTCTTGTACTACCCTAAAATAATTATTGACAATTTCCTATTCTATGGATAATCAAAATCAATATGTACCGATTGAAAATACTGGGGCACCCTGCCAACCCGACAACGAAAGCCAAACTCGGCGAAAATGAGAAACAGTATACAAAAGCCGAAGGAAATAACGTCTATTTCTGCGGTGTCGTATCGGGTCTCAAGGTAGACGGGCATGGTGAAAGAATGTCGGAAGACTGCATTAAAGACATGCAAGGGCAGTTAAACGAAAAGGACATTCTGTTATACGTCAATCATGGGAAAGACTACACTGAGGACATAGGCATTCTTACCAAATCGGAAATCCTAGAGAATGGTGACTTATATCACGAATACAGAGGATATAACGAAGCCGATGACGTGCCCCAAAGGAACAAAGATTTAGTACAACAGATTTATAAACAAGCAAATGGTTTGCCACCTTACCAAAAGACCCGCTCATTTGGATTCTCAATTGAGGGAATCATCCCCGATGGAATGGTCGAATGGTCGCCATCAGGGAATATTATAAACAAGGTTGACCTTGACCCGGGCGTTTCATTAGTCACTAAACCAGCTTATCTTACATCGGTGGCACATGCAATTAAGAAGGCTCTAAACCTTCCTGACCTATCGGGAAATAAAAAAGAGAGTACAACAGAGACGGCACCTAAAGAGAATGAAGCCGACACGCCTGAAAAGATTATTACAATGGTCGACCAGTACATTAACGACAGAAAGTCCAAGGTTGACCATATTGCAGAGGTAGACTTGATTGAGGAAGCTTTTGAGACTTCCATAAATTCAATCTTGAAAATGAAAGAACCCTCTGACATTAAACGAAATAAATTAATTAACGAATTCAATTCTTTTAGGGATAGGATGATTGAATTGTACTCACAATTCGATTATAATATTCCGGGGGGTTTTGTCACACCACTTGAAAGGTCAATGCCTAAAAGTGTAAGTGTACCGAATCAGTCCAAGAAAAAAAAGTCGGTTAATCTAAAATATCAAATATTAAAACAAAGGATATACTCAAATGGAATTAAAAACCATAATTGAAGAAATTATAGCTAAGCTCCAAACCCTCATGGGCGGGATGGAAGACGCTAGTGAAGAAATCATTGAGGCTGAAAACCCCGCAGAGATTGATGCTGTGGCAGAAAAGGTTGACGACATGGAAGGTCAGACCGAAAAGGCTGAGGACGAATTAGAGACTGCTGAAAAGGCAATTGTCGCCAAGATGGAAGAAAGCGATGGAGCTAACGCGGACGCGGAAGAAATTCTAGACGTTAATCAACCCGCAGAAAATGAAGTGGAACCTGAAGTTCTTTCAACTTTAGAAAAGGCACGTACTCTTTTAGTGACTCTTAAAACTGCTACTTCCTACACTAAAAAACTTTTGAAATCCAAATCCAAGGGTGCCAAGGTTGCATTAAAACTGGAAGAAAAGCAAACCAAAAAAACAATTTTGAAGCTTGAAAATGAAGTGAAAACTTTATCGGCTAAACTTGATGAAATGAATCTTAGATTAGAGAAATCTATTTCATCTTCCAAAAAAGTTTTAGACGAAAAGAAACAAAATCTTTTGGGTCAACGTGAATTAGCAGAAGCTTTAGAAAAATCCGTGTACGGAGAGAAAGCTACTCTAAGAAGCGACATGGGAAAAACTGTTCTTAAACAACACATCAATTTAAGAGGGGGAAAAGTTAATGGCTAATCAGTACAACAAAAATAAACTCAATACTAGTCCAATGAACCAGCTCTTAAGAAAGGCTCTTACAACTGATACAAATGTCGGGGAGGCTCTAATACCTCAGAGTCTGGAAAGAATTATCACTAATACAGTGATTGAACTCGCCCCTCAATTTGGTCTATTAAGAACCAAAGGGATTAAGGGTAAGAAGCATGAATTCAACCGATTGAATACGCTTCCTTCTGAATACGGAGCTATGGGTGAGAGCGGAGTTACTCCTACTTCCTCAAGTGCATATTCTAGAGAGAATGTAACTCTTAAAGAAATCCGAAGAAAAGGTGCTGTGACTGACTTTGAATCCGACGCTTCGGAAGAGTACATTGACGCCTATGCTCAGGAAATTGAGGCTGTTGCATACAAGCACGCTCTTGACATGAATTACTTTACTTTGTGGGGTAATGCAGACGCTAACACTTATGAATTCAGTGGCTTAGACCGTCTTATTACTGGCGACTCAAGATTGAATGAAGGTTTCTCAAGTGGTGCCCCTACTGTTCCAACTTCTTTATCTTTCTTAGATTCCATGATTGATAGGGCTATGGAACGCGGCGGGTCAAACTTGGAATTTGCTTTCTATTGTACTCCAAGAATGAAATCAAAAATTACTACTCTTTCCGATGGCTATGGAAGAGGGGTTTTTGATATAGCTGGCAAACTTGAACAAATTGAAATAGCTGCAGGAAAAAGAGTGACTACCTATCGTGGAATTCCTATTTACGATACGACCTTTTTAGGTGGTAGAACTTCCGGTACAATGGGCACAGTGACTGCCGCTGGTGCCGCTACTGGCGGGTCTTTATCCGATGGAACTTATTATTTCAGAGTCGCTCCTGTTTCGTACAAGGGTGAAGAGCAAGCAAGTGCAGAGGTTTCAATTACTTTATCGGGCGGAACTGCTACCCAAAAAATTACTCTTTCTTTCTCTGATTTCACTGGAGCAAATGCTTATAAAGTTTATTATAGTGCGACTACAGGCTTATCAGGGATGGCACCTATCAAAATGGTTTCTGCTTATACCTATACAAGCGGTGCTGTGAGTGCGAGAGTAACTTCTATTGTACTAACTGCGGTGACTGCCGGAACTGAGGTCGACAATATGACTTCCGACAAGCCATTAACTGCTGTTTCAACTGTGAAAGGGGAGAGCGTTATTCTACATTGTCTTGACCCTTATCAAGGTCTTGGAGAGTTTGTTTTCACAAATTCAAAAGGAAATAAATTTGATGGGGTTGTTACCTATGAGGACCTTGCAAAAACTGACGCTTATCGTCAATTCATGCTAAGAACAACGGGAGCCCTTGTACCAAGTTTTGCAGAGACTTCTATAATTTCAAGGGGTTGGAGAGTAGCATAATGGCAGAAAAGGCAAATGAAAAAAAAGAGTCCAAGGTTAAAACTTGGGCTTTTAAACATTCTACTCACCCAAATGTCACTGGCGAAATCTTCTTTTACGATTCTGAAGGAAATGAAAAAAAGCTTTCAATCAAAGAAGGTAGACTGGAGACAAATGACGTGAAGGATGTTCTTGTGCTGGAGAAAGAAGGCTTTATTCCGGCTTAATCTTCTATAAAAAAGGATAGGTATTAAATGACTGACATTGAAAGAATCTTAACTAAACTCGATAGTTTTTCGCTTAATACCTATACTACTTTGATTTCAACTTATTCAGTACAATCAATTGCAGTGACAACGGGCACGACATTTAGATTGACTTTGACGGCTAATATATCGGGAATTGTCGCAGGGATGTATGTAAGGGTTAGTGCTGGGGCTAATTCAGGTTATCACAAAATAATTAACGTATCTACAAACTATGTAGACTATACTGATTCAAATGGCATGACGCAGGGAGCTATTGGTAGTGCGTTATTTTATTCAGTGAAAGAAGTTGAATTGAATGAAATAATAGACAATCAAAAGCTATACATAAATAATGTCTTAGGTTATAATCCCTTTGATGGAGTGAATACAATTACAGAGATTCATTCAGGAACGGGTCACAGTACATTAATTTTAAATAGAAGACCTGTCGAGACAGTGACAGAAATAAAAGTCTTAAGTAATAATTATTACTACTATTCAATTTCCCTTTCTTCAATTGAGATAGAGAGTAAGACGGGAATATTAAAATTCACTTCCAACGTTTCGGAAGGAGAGTATATAACGTCTTCATTTCCCAGAGGGAATAAGAATTTGAAAATCACTTATACTGTCGGAGCAGCCACCCCTCCCGATGATATTGTAAACGCTCTTATACTAATGTCTTGCAGTGACATCTTAGGTAATGAAGCAGGTTATGATGGCGGGGGAGTAAGTTTATCTGTGGTTAGTTATTCCAAGTCTTACGGGACAGCAGGTAAATACTCAGAGATTAGAAATCAGTACATGAGAACCGCTGGGACACTTCTAAAGAAATATATGACTGGAATTGTGGATTAATCAAGTGAATCAATCTGCGGCTTTAATCGATGTACTAAATATCGTCAATGGGTACGGACATGAGATTAAACTATATTATGGTACGGTTTCAAGGGATGAATACGGGTCTATAATTTCCCGCACGTCAACTTCCTCTTATACTATCAAGGCTTTTCCTATTACACTTAATCCGACAAGGAAAGACATCGAGAAAGCCGGTTTTACTCAGACTTTGGACATTACCGTCTATCTATCAAAATTAGACGCGGATAGGAAGGGAATTTTTTATGATGAAATCAACCCAAATGAATGGACTTTAGAGTACAATGGTGCTGAGTACACAATCAAAGAAAAATCTCTATTTAGCCAGTTTGGCAGTGACTTCCTCTATATTGTTTTGGGCGGACATAAGAAATAATCTCTAATTTTATCTAATTTTTCCCGAAAAATAACCCTAATTTTTTTCTACTTTTTTGGTAATTTACAAAAAAAGTGATTGACAATATTTTAAAATGGGTTATAGTATATTTATTAAAACGAGCTGGAAAACTCAAAAAACTTTCCAAAGGAAAATTTATGAACAATTATTCAAAACATCAATCAATTATCAATTCAGGTTTTATTTACCAAATCGGGGTTTACTCTACAAATGGAAATTACACTAGATTGGCAGTGACAAAATACAAACCATCTCAAAAAAAATTAGAAAAATTAGCCGCAGGGAATAACACAACTATTGATAGATTGTCGGTTCAAGTAATTCAAAAAGGCTAACCCTCACCCCATCCCCCTCATGAAAAGCGGAACTAAACACTCCGCTTTTTTTATATCTTCAGGAAGCCTCACGAAAAAAATTTAATTCTCAGAAAAAAAAATTCACTTCAGGAAATCCCTTCTTCCTACCAAAAACCCTAAAAAACCCTCTAAAAATTCAGAAATTCTCTGAGTATCCCTTTTGTCCTTAAAAACTACTTAAATTAAATATAGTGAAAACTCATAGAATGCACCAAACTGCCAGCACCGATTGAATATATTGAATCTCTTTCAAAAAATCTAAAAAAAATTTGGACACTAAGATTTATAAATCTCTATATATAATTACTCTAGTGTCCAAAAAATATTTTCAATATTCCTAGTAAAATTCATACTCTCATGAAGTCACCTAAACAATGTACTAAAGAAGGGCTCTGGCGTTTTTGTGATTGACAAATCCTTAATTTCTGGCATGATATTTGCATGGCAAAAATGAAGTCTATTGGTACAATGTCGGCACGCTTGAAAGCATTCCCTAGAGAGTTAAAACGCATTACAATCGTCGGGGGGAGAAATCACTGCTATTCAGTCAGGAATACTATAATCGATGGAATCCGAAAAAATAATTTAGTCAATCCAAGGCTGAATGAAATTACAACCTATTTAAAGAAGCTTGATGGCAAGCCGCGAGTACAAACTCCCTTGATGGGAAAAGGGGATTCAGATAAAGAGTCGATGATAAATGGTTTGGTCGTCAAACAGACTAATAGTGGCTGGCGTTTAACTGTCGAGGGAAAACACTATTCAGGAAAACCCCAAAAGATGATTTGGGCAGTACAAGAATTTGGGGCATTGATTCCCGTGTCACCGGGTTTTAGAAAATTCCTTTCCGCTCATGGATTCCACGTCAAGAAGAAGTTTTTCAAAATCCCTGCACGGTTTCCTTTCAAGAAGGGTAAAGATAGATACTATAGAAGCAGGCTCAGGAAATCCAACGACATGAAACTGAATCAATATTTAAAGGCACTCTTAGAGCAAGACAAGAGTACAATGTCGGCACGGATTAAAGAACTAGAAGAACTTCATGCGGAGGCAAATTCATGAGTGACATTTCTAAATGTGCGGGTAAGGACTGCCCCTTGAAAACACTATGCAAAAGGTTCACTGCCAAGGAGAATAGGTGCGGGCAGGCATGGATTCAGGAATATTATTCAGAGGAAGACCTTTCCTGCGAGATGTTTTATCCTAATTAACCGGAATTTTGGATTTTCACTTTTTTAACTTTTTTGGTAGTTTGCCAAAAAAAATGATTGACAATATTTTTTTATGTGTTATTCTTAGAGTATAAAAAGAAGGAAACAGGGTTAAGGAAATGAAACTACAATTCAAAAATCAAGGAAATTTTTCAGGGGAAGCTTCTTCGAGATATGAGGCTAAACAAGGCGACTTATTAATCAGAATCTTTAAATGTGAATACTCAAAAAATTGGAATATTAAATTTTGCACTTTAAACGGGTTTGAATTAGAGACTGAAAGCTGTGATTATTATTCAAATATTTTCTTCAAAGGAATCACAAAAAAAGACATTATTGAAAAATTGGAAAAATCAAACTTAACCTCTATCAATGAAGCCGCTAAAAAATTTGAAATCAGAATGGCTGGTAGAAAATAACCCAGCCACCCCAGAAAGTGAAGCCTAAAAAACTTCACTTTTTTAACTTTTTGGTAGTTTGCCAAAAAAAATGATTGACAAGAAAAAATAGTGTGGTAAGATTAATTTAAAAAGGAAAGAGACAATGAGCACTTACAAAACAGTAGAGAAAAAAATAAACGGTTATAAGGTCGAGATTAAATTTGGGAAACAATACTCTGTTTCAACAGACCCGATTCATTACACAATCAAAGTGGTAGTTTATGATGGAAAATGGATTATGGAATCTTTTGGATTATACAAATACGGAAACGGCGATTTTAGAGCACAATCAAGCCCAAGAGATGTTAGAGGTGTAAGAACCCAAGTTCAAGCCGTTAAATGGCTTAATCAGTGGGCTACAGAGGCTATTAAAGCCCATGAGTCTAAAAAACAATCTGCAGTGAAAAAACCTGAGCCAGTGGTTGTTAATGCTGAGGAAGTTAAACCCGTTAAACCTGCAGTGTCATTCAACACATTAAACCCTGCCTTGGCTGACCTTCTTAATTAACCTACCTTACAATCAAGCAGGGTCAATCCCCTGCTTTCAAACTAAAAAAATAAACCCTACCTAATAAATATATTGACAATTGCATAATCTTGTACTAAATACAATTCATGCAATTGTTAATAGACGCGTTATCAAGTTCTTCTAATTGGACTAGTCCTAACGGGACATTAATTCAAGAGGTCAATTGGAATCATCTGAGAGTAAATAACGCGGGTCAACTCATATTGACATTCCCAGACACTGGAATTGCAGAGTTGACGCTTCCTTCCCCTGTGGACATTTCACCCTACTCAATACTTTCATTCGTTGGCAAATCCTATGCTGTGGCAAATGACAATTATAAAATCCGGTTTTATGACGACACCGCAAATATTTCAATTGAGTACATCTTCGACGCGTTGACCGATTACATTAATATTGATTTCGTAAATACTCTTTCCTCAATTGATAGGATACAGATTGAGTCTACACTTGCAAATATTTTGATTATAAATAATCTCATAGCCTACAAACAAGAATTCCCTATTGATATATATAACGCGTTGAAAACCTACATAGATGGAAATAACGTGGGAATTCCTGTTGGCAGTGTTTCTTGTACTGCTGGAGCTACTTCTATTTCGATTTCTAATTATAAATATATTGATAGGTATTCAGTCATAAAGATAGGTTCAGAATATCATCAAATTCAATCTGGGGCTTCCTCTGGAAGTGTGACTTTCAATTCCAAATATTCAGGAAAGTCCATTGTATCAAACTACACTAATCAAACTGTTTATATGATTCCCGATGTACTAATCGAACCGACAGAAACTGATATTGTAATCCCCTCGCTTGCATTGACAGGTGGGTTTAAATACGATATAGACGGCAAACAAGAAATTCAAAGTAGCGTTATTTTTTCCAAGTCAACTACTGACCTTTATATTACCCCCACGGGCGAGGGTAGGATATACGAAATCAATATAGAAGGGATTTCAAGGGATTCTAAAGTCTTGGAATATTTACTTGACTTGATAAAAAAATGCTTTTATAAAAATACTACTATTTATATCAATAACACGTTATGCGACGTGGATATTGAGAAGGTAGAATATATTGACTATACAGATGCCAATGAGATTCTACCTAAGATATTCGCAAATTTAAAAATTGAGATAGCGGAGGAGCTATGGAAGGTCGAACAAACAAACAACTTTCAAACTACCAAAACAGTACAACCGATTTAGAAAAAAAGGTTTATAAAAATACGACACGTGACAAGGTAGTGATTAACGTGTCTTCAGATTCAGAATTTGTCTTCTATCCCTATGAGATGAAGACCGTACCAAATTCAATTGAGTCTTTGGAAGCATTTATTGTACTAATTAAAAAAGGAGTTATTGCATGAGACGTAGAGGGGTTTTTGGATATAATCTTCCTCCGAAATCTGGAGCAAGTGTATCACCTGCCGATTTGGGAATCGTGGGTGTTATTGGAAAATTTAGCAGGGGGATTGAATCAGTAATTGAAGTAAATCAAAACTCAGAAATCCCTACTAAATTAGGTGACTACAAATCGGGCTATTATGGAAGATATGTAGTCGAGTCATTATTTACGAATGCCAAAGGGACGCCTTTAAAATGCTATGTTCGTGGGCACGTGGCAAGTGACGCGGTACAAGCTTCTAAAGATATTAATGACCAATCGGCAGTATTAACCTTGACATTGAAAGCCGCTTATCAAGATTTAAATGATAAGTCTTTAGATGGAAACAATACAGGCTATACCTTGACTAATGGCACACGTTATTCTAGCACAGCTAGTACGGGTTCTTTAATTTCCACTACTTCAATAACGCTTGCAAGTGTTGTCGGTTTTAGAGTTGGGGATGTACTAAAAATTACTTCTTCCGGTCCGACTGTCCACTATGCCAAAGTGAGTGCAAAGAATGAAGGAACTAAAACTTTGACAATTTCTGCTTTGACAAATGCAGTGTCGACAAATGACGTTGTTGAGGCTATCGGATTTAAAATTACTACCTATAGGAAAAATAAAAATGGTGTACCCTCAAAGGTCAATATTCCCGAAAATAATATTTACCTTTCTTTAGAGCCTGAGAATACAGAATTCTATGTGAATAACGCGTTCGCAAATCATCCCTATTTAAAATTAGTAGATGGTGCAAGCGTTACGACACCTATTCAAAACACTTATCCAAGTGATGTTAGTACAATAACTTATCTTGCAAGTGGTTCCGATGGGACAGCCCCTGCTAGTGCTTCAGATTGGAATTTATATTCTAATTTTGATAATAAGAATATTAGATTCCTACTCAATACAGATACTGTATTAGAAGCGGTAAACGTGGCTGGAGAGTCTTATTGTATAACTCGACTTGATGCCCCTGTCTGGCTTTATGCTGTGGACAAAAATCAAACTGTCGCTCAGTATAAAGTACACGGTGCGAAATATCAAAGAAGCAATCAAGTTCAAGGTGTTTTATGTGCCGGTTGGAGAAACGTCTCAGACCCTATCGGGGATGGAGTTAATCCTACTTTACAAATACCTATCCATGGTGCGTTATGCGGAGCGTGGATTTATGCAATCTATAGACTTGGAGTACACAGAGCCCCAGCAGGATATGACGTGCCACTTATCGGCTTTGTTAGTACATCCGAAGCAACAGAGGATTTATTTACAGAAGATGAAAGGACAGAGATTCTTGACAATGGAGTTAATATCTGTCAATTCGTACAAGGTGCGGGATTGATTGTAAGAAGCTTTAGGACTCTTTCAACTAACACCCCTGTCTTGTTTGGACATACATTGATTCTACAAAACTTTATTAAAATTTCAAGTGTAGAATCCCTTGCTCAAGTAGAGAATAGACCTAATAGATTGAGTGCTTTGAAATCATATGCCAATGCAATAAAAGATTTTGGGTACAATCTTTATAAAGGCTCATTCCCTTTTGGTATAGACCCAAGCGGGGCTTTTGGAGAGTATGTCAAGGAAGATGGCACTACTTCGACTTTTGAAGATGTGTTTACAGTACAAGCGGATGAATTTAATAACACTCAGACAGACATTGATAATGGAGAAGGGAATATCTATGTTTACTTTTATTCTAATCCTTTATTAGAATCCCTTGCAATCGGAGTTGGTACAATGACTCCTGTTTCAATCCCTGTGTAATTTAGAAGGAGAAAAATAACGTGCAAAGAAATGCTATATCAAGTGTAAGTATCATTGAAATTGCTGGCAAGGTTCTGCCGGGTCTTTTGACTCATAATGAAACTGGCTATGAAAACCCTGCAATAGAAGTCGCTGAAAATGGCTATATAAGAACTATTGGAAGTGATAATAAAAAAATCAAAGGCTTGGAATTGTCCTATCTTATAAAAAGAAACAGTCAAATGGTAAGCTATATTAGACAGTGGGAAAACGAAAAGAAAGACAGAGACGTTGTACTATATAGGACAGATAAGACAGGGAATATTCTTAATGCCTATATGCGAGAGATTTTTGGTATGTGCGAACTTCTTGACGTTTTATATCCTGCTTTTGATGAAGGTGCAAGGGATAAAGCAGTATTGAATTTCAAGTTGGCAGTGTTTGAATATCGGGCTGAACCTATAGGAACTTAAAAGATGATTAAACTTCCTATTTCTAAAACTTCAATAGAAGTAAAAAAACCCGACACGAATACAATTCTAAAGGTTTCAAATGACGCGAGGTCTGGAAAAATATTTAGTGCCAGTGCTCCGATAATCAAAGGATGTACTAATTTAAAGCCGGAAGAAATTCTGGCTTTACCCATTCTTGATGTCGAGGTGATTGTCCTAGAGGCTTTCCGTAAATATGATTTGCCTATGGAAGTTGACGGGCTTTATAGCTGTCCTAGGATAGGCTGTGGGGGTGTTGTAATCCATGACTCCGACACGTTATCAAGACCTAAGTACACGGATTTTGAAATCAAGTATCTTGGCGAAGATGAAAGCCCGGACATTGTTTTGAAACTCAATGACTTGGAAGCAAATCACATAACGTCAAATGGTGAAGAAATTGCTTTACTGAGTAAATACACTTTTAGACAACCTACTTTGGGCGACATGATAAACGTTATCGAGAATGCCAAGTCTTCCATGAAAGATGATGATAAACTAAAGACGTTATACATCTCCTTATTGAAAGAAGTTGACGGGCTTATCTATGCTGATTTGACCAGTGAGCAAATTATCAATAGGTATAAAATCAATGTACTAAACTTTGAAGACTATAGGACTTTTAATAAAATCACTGTTGGTTTAAGAGCCTATGGCATACAACCGTATATAGATTTGGAATGTCCAAACTGTGGAAAGGAATGGAAG